AAGTCGAGGGATATGGAAAATATGTATAGCTTCCATATACCTCGTAAAAATGCCGTGTCTATTAGTTTCAATTATTCTTCGTGAAACAACCCTGACATACTTTCACGACATACGTATGAATGAATAAACTATGAACAGAGTGTTACCAGAACTTAAAATCTGGACAATTTTTGACTAGTATTTCAAGTCATCTTGTATAAATATTCAACTTTGAAAAGTTATTCTGCATACTTAATTAGTTTTGTTAACAAAATGTTCATTCATGCGTTTGTCGTGACATACTTTAAATGCCACAATTACCAAAAGTTGCTATTAACAACATTTTAACAATCCCAAAAACATAATCTTATAGATTCAATTTGAGAAAAAGATTGTCTTTTTCGTCCTGATCAATTGACAAATATTTCTTGGTAATATCTATATTACTTATGAGTTGAAAGTTCTCAATAAAAAAATAACCCTTTCGTATGGATTTATGGTATCTTTAAGTTGCAACACTTAAGAAAGATATAAACCACTGAAAGAGTTATTTCATGTATGAGTTTACCATACTTTCCAGTGGTTAACCATACGATTATGATGAATTTTATTGAAAATGTTTTATGCCACTTTGAATCCTGTTTTTCCCGCAAGGCTGCTTTCCGCTGGTTTGTAACCATTATCATAGGGCTTATGCTCCGTTCAGATAAACTTGGTGTCACTTCTGTCATCCGTGACCTTGCACTAAGTCCGGGCTGCTATGATTCCATGCTGCATTTTTTCAGGGCATCCTCATGGTCGTTGGAGGAAATCCGTAAACGTTGGTTCTCCGCTGTCAGGCTGTATGCTCCCCTCTATAGGGAGGGGAACTACCACGTCCTTGTGGGCGACGGGGTGAAGCAGTCCAAGGAAGGGCGCCGTATGCCAGGGGTGAAAAAGCTGTTCCAGGAATCCGAAAACTCCGCAAAACCGGAGTACATCCATGGGCATATGTTCGGTGGTCTTGGCATCTTAGCCGGAAGTGTACGGAATTGGGCCTGCATTCCTTTGAGTATCCGGCTCCATGACGGCCTGCAGGCTGCCATGGAGTGGAAAGGCGCATCTGTTTCTGAGGCTTCCCATGTGGTGCAGATGGTGGAAGATGCTTATCGCGCAGCCCTTACTTTTGGGAATTCCCTGCTCTTGCTGGACAGATATTTTCTTACTGTACCGGCACTTGAAAAGCTGAAATCCCTCAACGGCAGCGGGGATGTACACATGGAGATCGTCACCAAGGCCAAAAAGTCCTGTACCGCATTTGAAAGGCCAGGCCCCCGCAAACCCGGAAGGGGACGGCCTGCCAAAAAAGGAGCGGCTGTCCACCTGAAAGAACTGTTCGCTTCACGCGGGGGGCAATTCCAGAAAACGGAGATTGAACTTTATGGAAAAAGGGAATCCATCCGTTACTACTGCATTGACCTGTTATGGGGGCAGAAGCTGTATCAGGAACTGCGCTTCGTCCTGGTGGAAATGAATGGCGTCCAGGGCATCCTTGCAAGCACCAGCCTGGAGCTGGATCCGCTGTCCATCATCCGGCTCTACAGCTACCGGTTCCGGATTGAATGTACATTCCGCGAACTGAAGCAGCAGATTGGGGCGTTCTGTTACCACTTCTGGTCAAAGTACATGCCGAAGCTAAGCTACTACCAGAAGAAAGGGGAGCCTACGCCCATGGAGAGGGTGGAAGGTGAAAAACCCCGCCAAAAAGTGTTGGAAGCCGTTCGTGCCATTGAGATGCACATGGCACTGTCCTGTATTGCAATGGGAATTCTGCAGAGCCTTTCTATCTGCTTTATTGGGAAGGTTAGTTCTAGCCAGATCCGTTACCAGAGGACACCTTCCCAAGGAAGGGTTTCGGAAGCCACCCTTATGTACTACTTCCGAAAACATTTTTTCCGCCTTTTGGCGCAAAAACCCGAATTATACATAACGCGAATAATTCAGAGGCTACAGGAAAAGTCAGAAGAACAATGGGATTTTCTGGCTTCTTAGTGGTACAAACTTTCAACTGTCAAGCTTTTTTAAAGTCTGCTTTATTTATTGGTTTTCCATGGGCTACCTTATTACGAATATCATAAAGTGAACCCCAGTCTTTTGAAAACTTATTGGGTCCTTTGACACTCAATTTATCTGAAAAATATCGATCCCAATTATTCTTTGGTTCATACTCATCGGACATTTTTCTTATAACATCTGCTGTCAGTACTTTCCCCTTCTCTTTATTTTCTTTTTTAACTTCATCATCTGCCTGTTTTTCCCCATCACTCAATGCATCAAAACTTTCATATTGTTTAAGTTCTTTGAATAGAACTTTTAAATCTGTTTTCATCGAATATGGCGCAGTAAAAAAATAACCAAGAGTAATAAAATCTGCATATGTAAGCCATTCTGCATTAATGTCATTTTTCGTTTTATTATTCTTCTCAATTACATTATTGATACTTATTTGAAATTTTTCAGGCGTGCCTACATCAATCCATTTACTCCCAACTGTTTTCAGCATAAACAGGTATATAATTTTTCGTAGCATATTCTCCACTTTTGAAATATCCGGATACAGTTTCTTTCCATAATATGACGAAACATCATTCCATACAGTATTAATAGCAAATTGCGTCCCATTTTTTTCATTAATTTCTTTAATAAGAAAATCAAAATGTTCTAATATGCCTGCCTGAGCTTCTCCGTCTCCTTGCACTTCAACCATTAGATGAAAAATCATTTCATTAGATTTTTCAACTTCAGTTGACTCCAAACCATATTCAAGTTTTTGTCCATCGAAAATAATTATATCTGATTTATTGTCTTCTTCGTTTTTGAATTCAATACGCTTATTTACACACAAAAAATTTCGGAACATTTCTTGTGATACACAATATTCATCTTTTTGCTTTATAAAAATATACTCCATTTTCATTTGCTTTACCTCAATCAATAAACGGTTTGTCTAATGCAGAAATTGAGTTAATCTCTTTTAATCGGATTTCCCTTACCGCATCCACCAAAGCATAATGTAAAAAACAGTCTTTGACTCGTGCTTCTGGATGGGCAAAAGAAATTACAACTTTACCATTATCTACAAAATACCAAATTCCACGTGATGTCATTTTCCAGTTCAGTTCTTGATTTTTATAGCATGCATCGACAAATGCTTTTTCCGTGCCACAGCAGATGATAATATCCGGATCATACAAGTTTAATTGCTTCTGAAGGATGAGGCTGTTATCTATTGCAGCCTGATAAATCTCATCTGCATTTGATGTATGTCCACCGGATGTCTTCTTCACATTGACAGCACAAATCATTTTCAGGATTCTGTTCCTACGGGCTTCGTTATCCTTTTCCCAATAACTCCATGGTCTCTCCGCATCCAAATCCAAAATAGCCTCTGTCCACCGGGCAAAATTATCCCATGTCTGGGGTCGGCCACCATTCCGTACAAATTCCCGAAGGCTCCAGCCTTTCCCACCATTAACCTCTTTCAGCACATACATGATTTTATATTTTGCAGATAGATATCCTTCTTCGTCTACAACCCCATCATCTATTATATCTGGATTGTAAGTCCTTAGCTCTGCAAACGGATTATTCTCTTCCTCTGTTATATTACCCATACCCTGTTTCCTTTCCTGGAATGTTATGGCCTGCCTCCCTGGCATCTCGGGCATTTCCTTTGCCAGATATCACTTCCATTGGCATAATATTTATGGCCACATCCCAAGCACTCCATTTCATAAAACCATTGCTGATTATCTGTGCCAGGTATCTGCGTTCTCCCATTATTCTTCTGTCGATTTCTGTTTACGAATCCTCGTTCCGTGCTTCTCATAACTTCCTTCTCCTATTCAGTAAAACCTTGAAAAATCATTACAGATGTATTTTTCAAACTGCGGCTTGCAGTATTCTTTTTTCTCTCCATTTCCGTCCGTTTTATTCCCAATTAAACCAGATGCTTCTTTTCCCGGCATTCTTTCCGGTTTTATTCGTTACACACTCTTTCAAGAATTCTTCTGAAGACAGAATCCATGTCAAATCAAGGTGCTCTGAATAAAAAACAAAATAAAAATTTTCCTTCCGTTCATGTGATATCGCTGAAAACAATGCAGCATCTCCTTCTGCCACTTCGCGGAATCTCGCTTTAATTTGCACTTCTATGTATGTACCATCCCCCTTTTGATAACACAATCAACTCCATGGTCATCCACCAAAGGAACATAGCAGTCCAGCCCTTCCATCAGCATCTTTCCAATTATTCTGTATTCCATTCGTTTTCCAAATCCGGCTGAGTGCCTATAAGACATCCCCATTATGATTACCACCTTCCATGTCCCTTTTTGTATAAATCAATTCAATATCATATCCCAAAGCCTCCATCATTTGCACAAATGTCTTATTAACGACCCCTTCTTTTTTCTTGACAATACGATTCACATAAGAACTGGTAGTCCCAATATTTTCCGCTAGCTGCGCCTGAGTTATTTCGGATTCTATACATTTGACTTTAACATCCACTTCTATATTATTTCGAACCATGCTTATGCTCCTATTTTTTACTCGTCACTCTATTAATTTCACAAATCGGATAATTTATTATAACTTATCTTTTGCTATTTGTCATCCTCTAATATTTTTACGCGACGTATGCGACTAACCCACACAAATAAAAATTTAACTAAACACAAAAACACCCCGCCTAAGCGAGGTGCATCATAAACTGTGTTTCTATGCTGTTATCTCCGTGCCGTCTCGGAAAGTCACCGTCATTTCCTTATTCCTACCAACCGTCACGAAATCCACCATGCTGCTCCAAAGTCTTTCATCAAATTCAGCAATGACTCCATCCTGAGCCTTCAAAATTTTGATGAAGCCTGCCAGCCGCTCATTTTGCGCTTCCTTTTCCGTAATGGCTCTGGCAACCTCATCGTACCGTGCTTTAAACGTATCATACCGCTCCACCAGCCCATTATAGCGTTCCTGGTATTCCCCCTGGTCTTGCGCTATACGGGCGTTCTCATCTATGGCACTCTGCACCATCCCCGCCAACACCGCCATGTCGTTTTCCAATCTGCGCTTCTCTTCCTCCAGCGCATCCGTCCGGCAAAGTGTCTCCCGGATAGTTTCCGCATTCGCTACAATCTCCGCCCTTTCAGAAACCAGCTTGTCATAGGCGGATAGGAATGCCGCTTTGACCTCTTCTTCCGTCACATGGGGAGTCCCGCATTTTTTATCCTTATATTTGCTGTTGCATCGGTAAATGACCCTGCGATACTTATCCGTGGAATGCCAGACCTTGGAGCCAAACCATCCGCCGCAGTCAGCGCATTTAATCTTATTGGAGAAGATGCTGACCCCGCTGTACCGGGAGTTGCCCCGTTTCCGTTTCTCCAGCTCCGCCTGCACCATATCGAAAACTGTAGGGTTGATGATGGCTTTGTGGTTTCCCTCCACATAATACTGTGGGACTTCACCCTCGTTCTTTTTCGTCTTCTTATTCAGGAAATCCACCGTAAATTCCTTCTGGAGGAGGGCATCTCCCTTGTATTTTTCGTTGGAAAGCATCCGGCGCACCGTCTGCTGGTTCCACACATCTTTCCCGCCCGGTGTCTTGATGCCGCGCCTGGTAAGCTCTGCCGCAATGGAATGGGGAGAAAGCCCTTCAAGTAATAAGCTGAATATCAGCCGCACTGTTTCAGCTTCCTTGGGATTCACCACGATCCTGCCATCCGGTCCTTTATCCAGGCCAAGGACCCGGCTGTAGGCAAAACTGACCTTTCCATCGGCAAAACGCTTCCTCTGCCCCCAAGTGACATTCTCCGAAATGGAGCGGCTCTCCTCCTGTGCCAGCGAAGACATGATGGTGATCAGCAGTTCCCCCTTGGAATCCATCGTCCAGATGTTCTCTTTTTCAAAATATATCTCAATGCCCCTGTCCTTCAGCTCTCGGACTGTCGTAAGGCTGTCTACTGTGTTCCTCGCAAAACGGCTGACCGACTTGGTGATGATGAGGTCTATTTTTCCAGCTTTCGCATCGGCAATCATTGTTTTAAAGCCTTCCCGTTTTTTAGTGGAAGTTGCACTGATACCTTCGTCCGTATATATTCCGGCAAATTCCCAGTCGTCACGCCCCTGGATGTAACTGGTATAATAGTCCACCTGCGCCTCGTAGCTTGTGACCTGGTCCTCATGGTCGGTGCTGACACGGGCGTATCCCGCTACACGCCGCTTTTTTGTCCCGGCCAGCGGCTCAGCCGTATATTTTTTTACCGTCGCGGGTATTGTCGTCACTCTCTTCGCCATCCGTCCCCACGCTCCTTCCTGAGACGCTTCGTGCTTTCGCTCATCTTCTGCCGCGGTTCCCCGGTAAAGCTGTCCCTGATCGCCTTTGCCTGTTTTTTCCGGCGTTCTTCCGTCCATGGCTGCGCCCTGCGCTTAGTGCTGTAGAAAGCCTCATGAATCCCGCCATCTTTGAAATGGAATGCGATCCTGCCGCCTTTGGAAATCACAACATGGTCAATCCTCTCAGAAAAAGCCGATGCATCGAATGCATCAAGCCCCATGGCTGCGGCGGAAAGCCTCTGGAGGTCGTCCTCATGGATGCTGTTGTTGCCACAGGTGTTCGTGGTGGCGCAGGAAAACATATGGTACTTTTCACCATTCTTCCGCTTCCTCGTCTGCTGGCGGTAATTGTTCCCGCACTCGGCGCATTTAATCCTGCCTGTGAAGCAGGTCGCGCCCCTGGGGTTCGTCCCATACTTCCGCCTTTTCTCAGATGTGGCGGCACGGTATTCCGCCGTCCAACAGTCCTGGTGTCCTGTGTTCGGACAGTCCCTGATTATGCGGTTCCCGTCTTTAAAGAATAATTCGAGCGTGTATTTCTCCGGCACCTCTATATGGTCAACCCTGTCAAGGAACACATCCTCATCAAACCCCTCCGTCCCCAGAACATCCGCACAGGCTTTCATAAGGTTCTGGTGGTTGATCGTCCCTCCTACCGGACAGCCAGCGCCGACCTTCTTTTTCTTTTTGCTGCCGCAGTTCCAAAACTCCATCAATCCTCTGTCCGTGCGCCTATTGTGCATATAGCTGACGCCGCAATGAGGGCATTTAATTTTCCCGGTAAAGCAGCAGGTATTGAGGCTCTTGTTCGCCAGCGCGCCAAGTTCCCTGCGGCGTTCCATCTCCGCCTGCACATAATCAAAAGTGTCCTTATCAATGATGGCGGGATGCGTGCCCTCCACATAATATTGCGGAAGCTCGCCACGGTTCTTCTTCCTGTGCTTGGTGATGGGGTCTGCGATAAACTCTTTCTGCAGGAGCAGGCTGCCCGTATAAGTGATGTTCGTAAGGACAACCTTGAGATTGGAATCCACCCAGCGGCAGCCATCCCTCGTGGTGATGCCTTCAGCGGCAAACTCCCTCTCCGTTTCCAACCTTGACTTCCCATCGAGGAAGTTCTGGAAAATCCTGCGGACCACCGCCGCTTCCTCTGGCACAATGGCCAGTGCGTCCCCCTCCCATCGGTAACCATATACCCGGAAACGCCCGTTGGGGATTCCCTCCGCCATCCGCTTGCGGGTGCCCCACTTCACATTATCGCTGATGGATCGGCTCTCCTCCTGGGCAAAGGACGCGAGGATGGTCAGCATCAGTTCGCCGTCGCCGCTCATGGAGCTTATCCCTTCCTTTTCAAACCTCACTTCCACGCCGATACTTTTCAGATGCCGTACAGTCTCCAGAAGGTCAACCGTATTCCTCGCAAAACGCTGTATCGACTTGGTTAGGATGATGTCGATTTTCCCGGCATCCGCATCCTCTACCATTTTCCTGAATTCTTCCCTCCTGGCCGTGCCAGTGCCGGAGATCCCGTAATCCGCATATACCCCGGCGTATTCCCAGTCAGGGTTACGCTGAATCAGCGCGCTGTAATAGCTGACCTGTGCGGATAGGGAATGGCTCATCCTCTCGCTTTCCACAGACACACGGGCGTAAGCGGCCACTTTTTTCCTGGGCGCAATAGCTGGCATCGTCTGCTCAATCTTTCTGATCTTCGCCATGAAATCACTCCTTTCCGCTACCATACATCACTCTTTACGCCCTGGAAGTCAACGACATAGCAGAAAATAATGTGCCGAAAACGGGGCGGTATTTTTCCAGAAAGATTGTATCAATCTGACAATACTCTTCCTCCGAGATCAGCCCCTGCGAAAGCATCCTCCCCGCCACATTCATGGTCGTCTGGTACAGCTTTTCAGCCCTGAACTGCTCATCAGTCATCCGCGCCACCCCCAAACCTGTGGGCAATATAGCACTCATGGCTACAGTATTTCCTTTTTGCATTGCCGTAGACTGTGAACGGTTTTCTGCACTGCGGGCAGATAAACTCGTAGTTGGCTTTACGCTTTACCCTGTCAAGATGGCTGTTCCACCATTTGTTCCGGCATCTGTCCGAGCAGAACTTTTTCTCCTTCCTCCCAGGAGTCTGCGCCACTTCTTTCCCACAGCAAGGGCAGAAATGCTTCCCATCCCTGGCCATGGCTGGCATGGTCTGGGAAGCCGCTTTCCCGGTAAGCTTCTTCCTCCTGCAAAATGATTTCACTGTATTTTCTGATATACCGAGAGCCTGGGCAATCCTCACATACCCATAACCTTCGCCCCTTAGATTTGCAATCTGTGTTTTCTGTCCTTCGGTCATAGCACACCTCCATAAACAATTGGAAGGAAACCATATCCATCGTTATCTGGTATCCCTTTCAACTTCCCATGGACGTGATTTTTGTTTTTGGACGGATTTTTCTTCACACCAAAAAAGCCCACTAAATGCCGTGGGCTTGTCACTATTCGCACCGAACTTTACGCCATGGCGCGCCTCCCGTTTAGCTGCCACACATCGTGGCTTTTGATCTGGCGGACGGCGGAGGATACCGTGTTGGCATGGCCGTGCTTATGGTAGTAGGCCGTCCCTTTCGTGTGCTTGTGGTAGATGCGGACCGGATACCGGTCATAGGAAAGTTTCTGGACGATCCAGCAGTGCTTCGTGCATCTGGACTGGACCTCATAGAAGTCATCCGTCTGGCGGATGAGCCGGAAATATGGGGAAGTGAGAAGTGTGCGTTCCCTTGCAGTGAACATCAGAATCCCTCCTTCCGCCGCTCCCTGCGTGGCAGGCGGGCTGTCTTCATAAATCTTTCTGTCATAGGCGTGTGCCTCTTTTATTTTTCTGCCGCCGTTTTCGGCAGCTCCCCTTTGGGGTAGTGCCATGTTAAATCGGATTTGGCAGATTATCCACTCATTTCTGCGCCATAAGATGCACAAACTTTCCGTCCGTTCCTTGTGTGATCTACACCCACAAAAAATGGGCCCGCGGCACATGGAAAAATGCCGCGGGCCCTGCTGTCCGTGTTTATATCCGGCTGGCGTGATCCAGGGAAATCCACCCTGCATTGGATTTCAGTTTTCCCCACCTGGAGGCGCCTTTGCCGTCCGCTTCCCCAACAATGGTAAATACACCCACGCCGGTCACCTTCCCTGTTTTTGGCTTATCCGTGCCGGGGCCTTTCCGGATGTTCAGGTCGGGGATGGATACCCGCACAAGGTACGGCCGGAATGCCGCCGCTTTGGTGTACACCGCCTTCCCGGATTCATCGAACACGGAATGCCCCGGATTCTCATCTGCGCACTTCTTCGCGTTCTCCAGCGACTTGAACGCCCCTTTCTGCGAGGAGGCGTCCGACCACAATTTCCGGACGCGGTACCAGGCTTCGGTTTCTGCCGGAGCGGGGGAAGATGCGCCGCCCGCCGTTCCGAGGATGCCTTTCAGGATGGCGAGGATCTTCTCCCCATAGCTGGCTCCTGCCGCCCATCCTTTCCCATGCGGGTTCTCCTTCTGCCCAAGCCACTCCACATATTCCGCACAGCCCCTCGTGACATACTTGAAACGCAGGTCAATGCAGGCGTTCTTCAGCGCATCCGTGGAGGCGTAGGCTTTCAGGTGCTGCACCTGTGCCCGGATGCCAAGCTGCGGCGTGCCGAAGGAATTCCCCTTCACACCATTGGAAGTCACGCCCATGCCGCAGAAATTGTTCTGTGAGAGCGTGACCGCAGAGCCGGAAAAAGTGAAGTTTCCCGTCTCAAGGCAGGACTGCGCAAAGGCGATGTCGCCCCGGACTCCCTCCGCTTTTCCTTCCGAAAGATACAGCGGGACCATGTCAAGGACGGACTGCGCCACCTTTGGATTCTTCGCTTTCAGATACGCTTCCATCTGCTCCGCCGTTGCCGCGGCATTCCCCATGACCTTCGTGTACCCGTCCGTGCCGCTGCCACCGGAGGACGCGCCGCCCATCGCCGCCTTGACCGCCCTGCGGAATCCATCCATCGTGTACCCCGTCCCAAGCTGCGTCCACAGATGCTCCGGGTCGCCGTGTTTGCTGGCAATGCCCCGGCTGTGGCCTTCCCTGTGGCTGATGATGACACCATCCGCAAGCGGGTCCAGGCTGTATTTCTTACAAAGGTATGCGAACAGCTCCACTGCCGCCTCATAAGTCCTCTTTGCCACCGCTTTTGCCTCTGCCAGATTGGAGCAGGTAAAGTTGGAGCCTGCCGTGTACCTGATACACGCAGGCTCGCACATTTCTACTCCGATATGGGTATTGTTCCCGCTCCCTTTGTTCCCGCTTCCGCAGTGCCATCCCCTGTGGTTCCAGGGAAGCGTCTGGTACACCGTCCCATCGTTTCCGTCAATAAATCCGTGGACACAAGAACTGCCGTGTGACGAGCTGTTCCACGAACTGATGAATGCGGACGCCTTCGGCTGCGGGCAGCCCACGGAATGGAGCATCAGCCCCTTGACCGTGATCTTCCTCCCCGCCGCGTAACACGGATTCCTTGTCAGTATGCTTTCCACAAGTTTCATCCTCATTCGTCCCCCTTCCCGTTTTCCGCCCGGTCATGCAATTGCGCCAGAATATCCTTCAGCTTTTCCGGGATGGGAAGCCCAAGGTGTCCGGCATTCTCCAGGAGGCTCACCCCCTCGTTGGAGATATAAAAAAAGATAATCGCCGTCCGCAGGACGCTCCCCGTGCCGATGACCTGCACGTCGAGGATGTTGGCGATCCCCACCAGCAGGAAGACCAGCACCTTCTTTGCGATGCCCTTAAAGCCCACCTCGCTGGACAGCTTCTTATCCTCTGCGGCGCACATCACGCCCGTGATATAGTCCACCACGACAAAAGCGGTGAGCGCATACAGCAGGCCGTCACAGCCGCCCAGGAACCAGCCGAGCCATCCACCGATGGCCGTGAAAATAAGTTGGATCGTGTTCCAGAATTCCTTCATAGTGAAACCCTCCGTTTCTAAAATTTTTTTGTATGAAAAAAGCGGGTGTCCGAAATGGGCATCCGCCAGTTTCCGTGAAATATTTATTTGTGTCGTTTACACAAGCATCTGTGGGAATCTTTGTCACATTTATGCCCCTGTTTCCCTTGCTATTTCACGGCTTCAGAGTGATTAATAACACTACCCAAAGCCCCGCCTGCCAAAAAAACGGAGGCGGCAGGGGAAAACAAAATAATCAGGAGGACACCTTATGAAGACAAAGAACATCAAAGTCGTTTACACCTACCGCCACCACCAGAGCAGCGTCACCCTGCACAGCGGCACCGGCCCATGCACCGCAGTCCCGAAGATACAGATGGAAGGCCACTGGCTGGAAGCCCTCGGCTTTTCCATCGGGGCCCCGCTCATCGTCGAATACGAGGAAGGCTCCATCCACATCCGCACCCTCACCGCAGAAGAGCTGGCGGCAAAGGAGCAGCGGGAGGCGCAGGCGGAGCTTGAAAAAAGGATCGCGCAGCTTGAACAGATGAAACGCCGCATTGACGCCGAAGCCGCATCCCTCTCCATGGTCGCAGAACCAGCCAGGCCATACGCCGCATCCGCACCGGAATCCCGGAACTGAAGAAACGCCGCACGCCGGGGTTCCCGGCACACACCACCCTTTTATCACGGCAGGGGAAACGCATCCCCCTGCCGTAAAGCTGTCTGTCATGCCTCCTCCGTCAGCGTGTAGGTGATCTTCATGGTCTTGTTGGCGTCCTTCACCACCGCCGAGGAAAGGTTGTTGATGGTGGCGAGGTACGGCGTCAGCAGGTACATATGGCGGTACTCGTTCCCGTAGCTGCCTCCCCACCCCACCAGGAACTGCTTATGCTGGAACAGCGGCGTCGCCGCACTGCCGAGCCTCGCGCTCCCCTGGGTGTGGATGACCGTGTCGTCCGCCGTGACCTGGAAGTCCCCGCCGATGATCAGGTCGCCGATCAGCGTAAGGTACAGCTCGCAGGTCGCGGACTCGCACAGCGGCTTCATCTTTGATGTGAAGCCGAAGGCGACCAGCGTTACGTCTGCGGAATTCGCCACATTGATCTTGTAGATGCCCTTTTTGTCATACGCGGGGACATACAGGTATCCGCCCCTCATGCAGCACCGGCACTCCCTCTGCGGGTAGCTGTCGTCCATGTCCCGCTCCCCGACCGTCATCAGCTTTGCGTTGGACAGCGTCCACTCCCCCTCCGTCATGGAATAGTCCGCCTTGGATATCTTTACCCACAGCATCCTTGCGTTCCCGGAGGAATTCCCCTGGTTGGAGAAGCCGTACCAGTACCCGTCCTTCCCGTCCAGGAATTCCCCGTACTTCGTGTAGCTGCCCAGGAACAGGAAGGTCTCCGTCGGCACGGCGTGGTCTTCCAGCACGGTGTAGGTGGAATCGTCCAGCTTCTCATTCAGCCCGATGGTGAAGATGGGGATGCGGACTTTCCGTATCCGCACGCTGGAGTCCGCAAAGGTGATGGAGTACAGCAGGTCCTTTTCAAAATCCACCTCCACGGCCTCGAACAGCACCGCCTGTTTCGCTTTCCCAAGGTCGCCGATGTCCAGCTTCTTGATCTTTAAGAACGTGCTGGCGTCCCCCACCAGGCTCCCGTAGGCGTTCTGCCCGCCCTGGGCGCTGGTCAGCGCCACCGCCGCGATGGTCCCGTTCCCCTGGCTGGGCGTGAACTCCCATACAAATTTATAGCCGTTTTCCAAAGCCTTGCTCTCCGTCTGGTTCATGCTGCCCCTGGCCGTGTTCGCCGTGGTGTTCACGTTGTTGGAGGCATACGCCACCGGGAGGTTGCCCGACGCCTCGTAGATATGCGCGGCATCCTCCTCCAGCGTCTGGGGGAAGAGCAGGATGCCGCCGACCATGTTCGGGCAGATGGGGAGCAGCACATTGTTCCATGCAAGCACATCCCCCAGCTCCTCCTCGGAGTAGAACACGCCCATGGGGTTCATGCCCAGGATGTCGTTCACCGCCTCCGTCACCATGTTCCCCTCTGTGACCGTTTCCACTTCCCCCGTGGCCTCATCCGTCAGTTCCATTACCATCGTCCCTTTCAGCTTCATCTTACCTTTCTCCTTCCTGCGGCAGCTCCACGGGCTTCCCGAACGCGCCGATGACCGCCTTTTTGATGTTGTCGGAATAAAATTTCTTCACCAGCTCCATTGTCTCAAATCCCATCTCCCCGGAAAACGCCTTTGCTCGCAGACCGCCGCCGACCGCAAACGGCTGCACATATTCCTCTATTGTGACCGTGCCGTCCCATGCTGCGCCCGCAGCCATGCCCTGGCCGCTGATGGAGGCTATGCACCCGCCCGTGCTGATCGCCGCTGTGCCTCCCTCCATCCGCAGGTGGACGTTGAATGTATTTGTGATGTTCGGCACAAGGTTATCGATTGGATAATAGAGGGAAAGGATATGTTTCCCGCTCCCCCAGGTCTCCGCCGGGTAATGGATGAGTATTTCAGAATCGTTGAATTCGTATGTGACATACGCCACCGCCTTCCCGTCCTCCGTCCATGTGACCGGAAGCTCCACGTCCACCGCGACATTCTCCGTATCCGTGCCAGGCTCCCCACTGCCATCCCCTGTGCCGGTTCCCGTGTTTTCCCCTCCATCCTCACCAGTCCCGGCAGACACATCCCCACTGCTCCCTCCCGATGCCGGGAATGGTACCACGATGCTCCCGCTGGCAGTGGCGGACCGGTCCACCTGCTCCGCAGACACATCCACCAGCACCTGCCCGAAAAACTGCACATGGGTCTCCTCCTTCGCCGCGAACTCAATGCTGATGATCCGCACATTGGTCTCTGCCACCGTATAAGCGGAGGCGTTGGTAAACGTGTGTATCCCGATCTTCCCCGCCTCGATCTGGTTTAGGAGGCCGGAGATGTTCTTGTCGTTCTTCGATTTTGCCTGCGCCAGCCTTGGGTTCTTCCCCACACATTTCAAGGTGTGTTTCCCACCAATCCTACAGTTGGAAGAAGTGATGCAGGCGGTCTGGCTCCCGTCTGCCTGCCCGCCCGTGAAAGTCAGCACGTCCCCTAAATCCAATGCCGGGTTCCCGATGGTGCTGGAATCAAACGGCACATAACTGACCACCGCCAGGTCATTTAAAATGTTCCGGCAGAGCGTCTCCCGCGTTTCCTCCAGCCCGAACTGCAGGAGCGGGTTCACCGCCAGGTTCATGGTCAGCCCGTCGTCCGGCTCCAGGGCGTAATACTCCGCCGTCTGTGTGCGCAGGTTCGTGGAGCTGACCGCCGTGTACCGGGTGATGAAGTCGGAAAAGCTGCTGGTGAAACGGTGCCTGCTCTTTACCTCCATCACCGGCTGTGTCCCATATTTCCGCAGCTCCAGCTTCCCTTCCCGGTTAATGCAGAAAAAGCCGCCAAGCACCTGCCCGACAAAGTACAGCACGTCACGGTAAGTCTCGATGTCATTTTCCGGGTAGATGGAGAGCAGCTCCGTGCCGTTGGGCATGGCCTCGATCTCCGCCTGTGTGTGCGCCAATACGACGTTGCACGCCTTACAGCATAAATCCAGGAACGCCCAGGCGTTGCCCACCGTCTCAAAACCGTTAAAACTCTTCTCGAAGCGCAGCATATAATCGTAGGCTTTCAGCTCCAGGCAGTGCGCCGTCCGGTTCGCCTCGCTGACCTCGAAGATTCCCATCGGCACTTCCTCGAAACTCCCGTCCGCAAGCCGCAGGTGGTAGGAGAGCCGCACCTCCGCCCCTTCCAGCGTGTAGCGGTCAATCTGTGAAAAGAGCGTGATGCCCATCTCGGCGGCGTACACCGTCCCCAGCTCAATCTCTGCGCTGCCGCAGCACTGCGCCGTGAGGTACCCGCTCCCTTTCACGATATCTTCGTAAACAAACGGGTATACAGCGCCGCCCTTTGTCGTGATCTGCCCCGTCCAGCAGTAGTTCCGTGTGTTCTCCTGCACCGCCCGCAGGAACGCATCGCTCACCGGGTACATCCGATTCCACCTCCTCCCGCCATGCTTTTTGTGTCCTTATAACTCTTTCAGCGTGAACGACACCTTCCAAAGCCCCTTATAGGATGTGTCTTTCACAAGGCTTGCCTTGTAGCCGCTAATAAACATTTCCGTCCGCTTTATTTCCAGCGTTTCCGTGTCAAAATAATCTACTGTGAGCTTTTCCTTCTGCTTAAACCCCGTCAGCAGCTTCAGCCATTTGGGGGAAACAGAAAAAGCGGCGGGGATGGACACCACGCCCATCCTCACCACGTCCCTCTGCGTGGTCCCGGCCTCCGTCTCTCCGCCGGAATCCGCCTCCACGTCCGCCATCTGCACCTCGTAGGAGTCCGGCAGGGGGAGCGGCACCCCGTCAATCGTTAAATACTGTATATACGCCATGCCGCCTTACCTCCCTCCCGACCTTAAGTTCTGCCTTGCCTGCGCGTCCACCACCACTTCATCCAGCAGCGTCCCGCCCACATACACGGGGATACAGATGGTCCCGCCGCCCGCCATCTCCTGCAGGCCGGAAAGCATCTCCCTAAGCCCTCCGAGCAGCTCGCCCACGGAAGGATCCCCGGAGGAATCCCTGCCGCCCTGCATCCCCTGGACAGCCGCCTGCGGCTGGAGCATTAAGTCGGACGCCACCCCGGACACGGCCTTCTTCACCATGCCCCGGCTCTTTTCGATGCCCTTTGCCAGCCCGGACATGAAGTCCGGCATCCAGCTCTCGTAATCCGTCAGCGGCCCCTCGTCCGGCACGGAGAAGTGCAGGAAGGAGCGTATCTTGTCCGCTACATCCGACACCGCATTTACCACGTTGCCGATGGCGCTGCGGATGCCGTCCGCGATTCCGTTGATGAAGTCCTTCCCCCATTCCAGCGCCTTCCCCGGCAGCGAGGTGATGAAGCTGATGGCGGACTGGAACCCGGACTGCACCACGCTCCCCAGGGAGGAAAGCGCGGAGCCGATGCCGGAAACCATGGCCTTGAAAGCGTTCACCGCCGCCTGTTTCAGATTGGACGCAATGGACGACACCAGGTTTTTCAGCCCGTTCCAGGCGGACGAGGCTGTATTCTTGATTGCCGTCCAGATATTTGCGATTGTGGTTTTCAGCCCGTTGAACAGGATGGAAACGTGGTTCGCAAGCCCCTGCGCCAGCGAGCCGACCACCTGCTTGATGCCGTTCCAGATATTGGACGCCGCATTCTTGATGTTGTTCCAGATGTTGGCGGCGTCCTCCTTCAGCTTGGTAAAATTCCCGGTCACCAGGTCGATCAGCAGAAGCACCGGCCCAAGCACCACATTCTTGATCAGCTCCCAAGCCCCGGAAGCCGCCGTCTTGATGCCGTTCCAAATGCCCTGCAGCGTCGTGGAGAGGTTCTCCCACAGGGAGCGTATCATGTCCACAATCCCCGTCAGCACGGGATTGTTCATCATGTTCGTCCAGATGTTACTGAAAAAGTCGCCCACGGACTGCCACAGCCCGCTCCACCACGCCGGGATGCCCTGGAAGAATGAGACCAGGGAATTCCAGGCATTCGGTATGGTCTCCGTAAAGAAAGAACAGATGACTTCCCATGCGGAAACAAAAAATTCCTTGATCTGCGTCCAGATGGCATTGACCGCCTCACGGAACCATTCGCATTTGTTGTACAGCACCACGAGGATTGCCACCACCGCCGCAATCGCCAGAGGCACCCACCCGATAGCCGCCACCACGGCAGAGATCGCCGGGATCACCGTCCCGGATACAAACCCGATCACACTTGAGATTGCCCCGGCAATCTGCGGCACCACGGTCATGATCGTGCCGATGGCCCCGACCACTTTCCCGATGACAATCAGGACGGGACCGAGCGCCGCAGCCACAAGGGCGACTGTGACAATGATCTTCTTCGTGCCTTCATCCAGGCTGTTCAGCCAGTCCACAAGCCCCTGAATCCACCCCACGATCTGCCTGATGTAAGGCATCAGGATTTCCCCGATGGAGATGGCAAGCTCCTCAAGCTGGCTCTTTAAGATCGTAAGCTGCCCCGCAAGGTTATCCTGCATGGTGGCCGCCATCTTTTCCGCTGTGCCGTCGCAGTTGTTGATGGCGCTGTTCAGCTTTTCAATGTCCCCCGGCGCGGCGTTCATCACCGCAAGGAAGCCGCTCATGGCGTTCTTCCCGACCAGCGCCTCCGCATTGGCGGCCTTCTCCGACTCGGACATCTGTGCGAATGCCGCACGGCAGTCTGCCAGGATGTCCCCAAGGCTCCTCATGCTGCCGTCCGTGTCCGTGGTCTGGATGGTCAGTTCGCCGAAAGCGTCCCCGACAAACTTCACTTCCCCGGTGAGGTTCGTCATCATGGAGCGCATGGCCGTGCCTGCCTGGGAGGACTTGATGCCCGCGTTCGCCATCAGGCCGATGGCTTCCGCTGTATCCTCTGCGGAAAAGCCGAGCGCACCCGCCACGGGCGCACAGTATTTGAACGTCTCACCCATCATGCTGACGTTCGTGTTGGCGTTCGAGCTTGCCGCCGCAAGGATATCCGCAAAATGCCCGGAATCCTCCGCCGACAGCCCCAGGGCGGTCAGCGCGTCCGTCACGATATCGGAAGTCATGGCAAGGTCCTCCCCGGAGGCTGCGGCAAGGTTCATGATGCCCTCGATGCCGGAGAGCATATCGTTCGTCTTCCAGCCCGCCATGGACATGTAGTTCATCGCTTCAGCGGCTTCCGAAGCGGAGAACTTGGTCTTGCTGCCCATCTCCCTTGCCTTGTCACGCAGGGCTTCCAGGTCTTTCCCTGTCGCCCCGGACACGGCCGCCACCTAGCTCATGGCGGAGTCGAAGTCGGATGCCACCTTCACGGCAGCCACGCCAAGCCCGCCCACCGCCGCAGTGACGGGCATCAGCTTCTGCCCCACGCCCTCGATGGCGGAGCCCACGGTCTTTAACTTCTCCCCCGTGGCGGCAATCTTTTGTAAAGCCACGGCAGACTGCCCCGCCTGCCGCTCCAGGTCGCGCAGGTTGTTTTCGGTTTCTATGATCTCCCGCTGGAGGGCGTCGTACTGGCTCTGTGAGATTTCCCCATTGGCAAGGGCCGTGTTCGCCTGCTCCGCCGCCGTTTTCAGCGTTTCCAGCTTCTCCTTCGTTTCCCTGACCGCATCCCCAAGGAGCCGGTGCTTCTGCGCCATCAGCTCCGTGTTGCCGGGGTCGAGCTTCAGCAGCTTCTCCACGTCCTTAAGCTGCGACTGCGTGTTCCGTATCTCCGTGTTCACGCCTTTTAGGGCCGTCTGGAGCTTCGTGGTGTCGCCGCCGATCTCTACCGTAATCCCTTTTATCCTGTTTGCCGCCACACCAACACCCCCTTAACGGCACAAAAAAAGCCCGGCTGCCCAGGCGTAAAAGGGGACTGGAATACCGCCGCCAGTCCCGCATACACATATTTTCCGGTTAAAATAAGTCAAATTCGTCCTGCCCCGCGATGATGGAATAGTCGGCGCTGTCATTGCTGCTCTCCGCATACATATCGTTGACCATGCCGATGGTCAGCAGGTCCAGATCCCGGATGGAGATGCCGAGCTGCACACACCGCAGCAGGAACAGCGGCGTGGTCATCGGGCGGTCAATTGCGCGAAGTTTTTTTTAGCCTCCACATCGGTCCTCACGTTCAGCCCCCACAGTTCGATGAGCTGCGGCAGCACCTGGTAGATGGAGAACGTGCCGAAGCCGTCCAGCCATTCCTCCGGCGTGTCCGGGATGGAAGGGTCGGCGTGCTTCGCCATGATAAAAGCGATGTTCTCGAACAGCTCCAAAGAAAACAAATCCAGGCTGGAATTCTCCTCATCGCTATTCCCAATGCTCTTTTCCAGCGCGCTCAGGTCTTTATAAATATCCCGGTGGAACTTGATCCGGTAGATGCGCGGCACAGCCGCCGATGCCCGGAACGGCACTTCCTTCCCGTCAATCTCGATCTTCCTCGTCATGCTCATACGCTTTCCTCCCCTCCTTCATCTGATGCCGTGGGCATATACACCGCCTTGTACCAGTCCTTATAGACCGTCTCATCCGTGGAGTCCCCGGTCTTCGCCTTCACCATCCCGTCCGCCAGCGGCGTGGCCTTGACGGTCAGCGTCTCCGTCTGCACCTCCCGGCTCTCCTCATTGGTCTTTCCCTCAATGCCGGGGCGGGACGCAGAACAGTTGTAAAGGACGTGCCGGATGTGCCGCTGGTCGCCGTCAAACTCAAAGAGCAGCGCAAACGCCGCAAGCTCCGCCGAGGCGTTCTCGATCAGCACGCCCTTGCTGTCCAGCTCCTCCCTTAAAGCATCCCTGCGGAATGACTCCGGGATCATGGCAAGCTCCAGGTCGCCGTCATAGCCCATGTTATTGTTGATGACATAATAAGCCGTCCCGTCCGCATAGAAATTCTCTGGCTCGCCATTGGCGTCCAGTGAGATGGACACTGAGCCCGGCATCGGGACGGGCGTGCCGTAGGAAACCGCCCCGTCCTCCGAAATATTGAGCATCGCATAATGCGTATTTTTAAGGTTGTATTTCACTTTGTTCTTTTTGCTGTTATTTGCCATCTGTCATGCCTCCCATCCAAAAATATACAGAACTTCGTAGAGCCGCTCGCTGCTGATCCACGTTTCCGATTTATTATAAAAAACCTCATACGCATCCAGCACATCCTCCACCTGCTCCTCCAGCTCCGGGTCTTTCTTATCCGTGTAAATTTCCAGATGCACGCTTGCGCCCTTGTGGTACACCTTCCCGTCCGCCGCAAAGTTATCGCTCCCCGGCAGGAGGTAGCACAAAAACGGCGGCTCCGGCGACTCCCCCTCCGCGAAGTGGTCATAGGCGAAAGGGATTCCCATCTCCGCTATCATTTTTACAAGCCCTTCCAAAATAACCTCACCCCCTTAATGCCTTTTCAATCTCCTGCTCCAGCGTCTGTTCCGCCCTTTCTTCCGCAGGCGCGATGTGCGCCTTTCCGGGGACGCGCCCGCCGCCCCGTTTGGCGTGGCCGAACTCCAGGAGGTGCGAGAGCTGGTAGCGGTTCCCGGAATGCACCACCAGCTCAATGGAGTTGGAAGTTTCCTTCACATTCTTCACAGACCAGCTCTTCGCATAGGCGCCCGTGTCCTTCGGTGCATTCTCCTGGATATCCTTCTTCACGGAATTCCCCGCCTTCTTCACTGCCTTTTTCAGCTCATCCGCCGCAAGGTCCGCATACTCCGTCAGCCCTTCCATCACTGCGGCCGCGAGCTGGTCAATCCTTACCCTGTCCGACATTTCACCGCCCCGCTTTCTCACACTTGAATTTCAATGCCCGTTTTTTATTGTTCAGATGGTCTACCTTTAAAATATCATAAATGCCGCCGTCCCACAGGATACGGAAGCCCGTGGTGTCCACAGCCTTTGCTTTCCTACAGAAACGTACCGTGAAGCTGATGTCCGGGTGCGCCACGGTCTGTCCCGCCGCCTCGGATTCCACAGAGGACTTCCCCAGGGAATCGCTGACGGTGGCATGGCAGGAATAGTAGTCCGTCCACACATTTTCATGGTTCCCGATGGCATCGGACACCATTTCATTTTTCTGGAACATGATCCGCACGTTCATCGCCGCCACATCCATCAGAACGCCTCCTTCCTGGCCCCGAAGAGCAAAGCTCGCAGGGTGAGCGTGAGGGCGCGGTGGTCAGCCTCCTCCCGGTGTTCGTAGAGGTAGGCCGCCGCATACAGCACGGCAATCCTGGCATTTTCCACAGCAGAAAACTCCTCCATTGAATCCATCCGCGCCACGTCCATGCAGAGGCGTTCCGACGCCCCGATGATGCTTTCGATCAGGGCGTTGTCCTCGTCATAGTCCACACGGAGGTAGTTCTTCATTTCTTCCAGCGTCACTGCCATGTTTCCACCTCCCTCCGAAAAACCTTAAGCCGAAGCCCCTTTCTGTTCCAGCACCTTCACCGCTTCCGCAAGGATCATCTTCCCGTCCACACGCTGCGAAGCGAGGAATCCCACCTGCCCGCTTGCAGCGAACAGCTCATTCAGGCGCTTGAAGGAACGCCCCTGCCTGTCAGCGATCCAGTAATAGGAAAAGTCGCCGAAAGCGATAGTCTTTGCGCCCGCGGCCATGGCCGGCATATACGCCGAGGTCTTGATGGGGCGGCCCAGGATCATGTCCGGCGTCCCGGCTGCCAGGGACGGTTGCCACAGGTACTGCCCGTTATTGTCCTTCAGCTTGCGGATGGCCTTGATGGTGGAATCGTTCAGTACCCACATGGATTTCTTGCGGTACGGGGATTTCAGCGAGTAATACAGGTCCATCAGCTCATCCGCCGTCACGGCCGTGGCGGATGCGGCGGTCACGCCCGTTTCCGCGCCGCCTGTTGATGCAAGCACACCTAACGGCTTGCCTTTGCCGTCCCCCGTGAAGAACGCCTCCTCTTCCTTCGCCCCGATGCGGCGGGCAAACTCGCGGGAGATATAGGACTGCAGGTCAAAGACGCTGTCGTTTAACAGTTCCTCGGAAACCTTGATCAGCGTGCCTAACTTGTAAGCGCCGATGGAGACCTGCCCGAAGGAGTCGTCGCTCTCCGGGAATGCGCCCTCCTCGTCAATCCAGGATGCCGTGCCTTTGCTTGCCACCACCGGGATCTTCCTGTCGCCGCTGGAAGTTTTGATGACCTTCGCCATCTGGCGGAAGATGTTCTCCTCCTCCAGAGCCTCCACCAGCGTCCTTTCATATTCATCCGGCACCAGGTAGCCGCCCTCGGAATCCGTGCCAATCTGCAGGGCATTGGTGACCGCGGGCATCGGCGCCTTGGAGCGCATGGCGTTCCAGAAGTTCTTCCGGTAGTCGTCAGAGGCGCGCCCCGTCTTATCCTCCCCGCCGTCCGCATCCGCCTTTCCGCCCGGCTTGCCTGTGAGGGGCTTGTTGACCGGGCGGTTCAGTTCCGCATCCAATGCCTCCTGCCGCTCCAGCCTTGCAATCTCTTTCCCAAGGTCTGTGATCTCCTGCTCCATCCTCGTGTATGCGGCGTCATCCTCTGCGGAAAGGACTCCGTTCTCCTTCCTGTGGGAATCCAGGAATGCCTTTGCCGCCTCCCATGCCTTCGCACGTTTCTCACGCAGTTCAAGAATCGTCATAATGGAATCCTCCTTCTCATCGTTTCAATAAATTAAGCCGCTCCATGAGTGCGTCCACGGAACGGCCGGTTTCTGTTTCCGGTGCAGTCTTCTTCTCTGGCGCGGGGATTCTTGCCTGCTCCCCGACGCCCGCCTTCGGCTTTTTCTCCCCGTATCTGGCAATCACTTTATTCAGCAGGGCGTTGTCCGCCGCCCTGCGGGAGAACAGCATGGAGCTGTGGGCAGAAGGGGATTTCTTTTCTTCCCCGTCCGTATCCCCCTCGCCTTCCTCCGGTTCCGTTTTTGCCCGTGCCATGATGTCATCCGCAAAGCCAAGCTCCACCGCCTTGTTTGCATCCATCCATGTCTCCGCATCCATCAGGTGCGACAGCTTCGGACGGGAAAGCCCCGTCTTTAACACATAGGCGTTGATGATGGATTCCTTCACTTCGGAGAGCATATCCATCGCTTTCTGCATTTCGGCATGGTCGCCCCAGGCCATGGTGGCGGGATTGTGGATCATAAGCATGGAAACGGGGGATACCAGGACGGTGTCGCCCGCCATGGCAATCACACTGGCGGCGCTTGCGGCGATGCCGTCAATCTTTACAGTCACCCTGCCTTTATAGTTGGAGAGCATATTATAAATCTGTGCCGCCGCCACGCAGTCGCCGCCCGGCGAGTTGATCCACACGGTGATGTCGCCGCTCCCGGCATTCAGCTCATCCTTGAAAAGCTGCGGCGTGACGTCATCGTCGAACCAGCTATCTTCCGCGATGGTGCCGCTCAGTTCCAGGACGCGCTCCTCCACCCCCGTTTCCTGGTTCTTCGCTTTCTTCCAGTTCCAGAACTTCTTCGTCTTCATTGGGTTCCTCCTTCCCTTTTTGATATGCCGCCCCGGACATGGAAAGCGGCATCATGTTCCCGTTGATGAGGTACAGGTCGCCGCCCACATCCTCCGGGATGCGGTCAAGGTTCTCCAGCTCCCGGATGTCGTTTGCTGACATCCACCCGTTCTGCCGCCCCACGGCGTAGCCGTTCATGCGGCTCTGGTAGTCGCCCCGGAGCAGGCCGTCCACGTTGAACTTCACAAAATATTTCTTTTTCTCCTCCGCCGTCAGCAGCGACCGCGCCATGGACTGCTCCCACCTCGACACCCACGGGTCGAGGGTGTATTTCACGAACTCAAGGCTCTGCTGCTCGATGTTGGAGAAGCTGCTCTTTTCCAGGTCGCCCACCATGTGCGGAGGCACACGGAAAATCCGCGCTATCTCATTGATCTGGAACTTCCTCGTTTCCAGAAACTGTGCCTGTTCCGGCGAGATGGAAATCGGAGTGTATTTCATCCCCTCCTCTAAAACGGCCACCTTATTGGCATTATGGCTGCCGCCGAAAGTGGACTGCCAGCTCTCCCGCACCCTGGTCGGGTCTTTTATCGTTCCCGGATGCTCCAGCACCCCACTGGGCTGCGCTCCGTTGGCGAAGAACTTCGCCCCGTACTCCTCGCAGGCTATCGCCATGCCGATGGCGTTCTTTGCCATGGCAATGGGGGAATAGCCCACCAGCCCGTCAAAGCCAAGGCCGGGGATGTGCAGCACCTCCGTGGGCGGCAGGATCACCGTGCTGCCCTTCACCGTGGGCGCGTCCTCCATGCTGACCGTGTATTCGTAATAGAGCTGCCCTTTGGAATCCCGCTCCACGCCCATCCGGTCCGGCATCAGCGGGTACAGCCCGATGACCTCCCCCTTGCCGTTACGGATGATCTGTGCGTAGGCATTCCCCCACAGGAGCAGGTGCGTCATCAGCGTTTCCCGGAACACGAAGGAAGTCATCTCCGGGTTCGGTTCATCATGGAGTAAAAAATACAGCGGGTGGCCTGCCGCCTTTTCCTTCCCGCCGTCCTCCGTGTACTTATAAAAGTGCAGCGGAAGCCCCGCCACCGCCTCGGAAAGAATCCGGACGCAGGAGTACACCGCCGTCATCTGCATGGAGGTGCGCTCGTTCACCCTTTTCCCGCTGGTGCTGTTCCCAAGGAAAAAGCTGTAGGCGCCCCCCGACGTCCTGTTCTGGGGAGCATCCCTCGCCCGAAACAGGACGCTGAATAATCCCATAGTCACCACGCTCCTTTCCGAAAAACAGACAGGCAAAAGGCACCGCCGGAGCGATGCCCTGCCTGCCAGCAGTATGTGTTTTCATTTTTCTTCCCTGAGCTGCTTTACCAGCCTGTCAAGGTTTATCCCGTCCCGGAACCCTGCCCGGTAGTAATATTCGTTTTCCCTTGTGGCTTCCGAATTTGCCACATCCTCGCACAGTTCCATCATTTTCCTCTGCTCCGTACTTAACTGCTGAAACATCATCTCATGTACCTGGTCTGCCTTTTCCGCTTCTGCTGCCTGCTCCTTTGTCAGGGGATATTCCTTTTTAAAGGCGTCATGGTGCATCCCCATCCGTTCCGAAATGATAAGTTCAAGGAAATCCTTCTCGTCCATCCTTCCACCTCCTTTGCCAGACAGCATAAAGGAGTGTGGGAAAAATAGCCATACAAGAAACCACCAAGGATTCCCCGTATAATTCTGTAAAATATTATAATACCAACAAACCGCTGAAATCCTGCAGATCCCCCTTCCAAAAAGGACAGCCCGAAGGCGCCGCCGAAGCAGCGCCCCCTGTACCGTCCTGTCTTAACCGTTTACCGATGCGACCTCTAAAACCGTGTTCCTGCCCGCCGGATATACCCCGGACACTTCACAGTCGTAATAGAGTCCCGTTTCAAAAATCCCGCAAATCTCTTTTCCAAGTTCCGCGTCAAAAATCCTCACCCTTGACTCGCCGATCCCGTGTTTCTCCATAAATTCGTATACCTTCATGTGCGTTACCTCCGTTTGTTTTTTTGATTTTCCTTTCGGTAGTACACATATTCGCTCTAAATGCCGGTAATAGCAAGCCAATTACGGGCATAAATTACACAAACATCCGGGGCAGTTTTTGTGTGGTTTATGCCCCGGAAAAGCCGCTCAGACCAGCCGTCTCAAAGCGGCGCGGCATACCTGCCTCGCCCTCTTTTTCAGCGGCCGCTTCCACCTGCGGATAGATGCCGCTTTGGTGTGGTTCCTCGACCAGCCGCCGAAATCCTCCAGCGTATATTTCCCATGCATCTCCATTTCACCGTATGCCCTCATCACAATACCTCCGTCTCCTGTTTTCCGGGATAGCTTCCCGGTAAGTGACATATTCGCTCTGAAGCCACAGAATCGCAAGCGGATTCCGGCAGTATCTTAGACAAACATCCACGGCGGGATTTGTGCATTTTAGCCCTACAGGATGAGGAGACCGCGGGTGTCGTAGACGCTTTCCACGGACACGTTCCCGCAGCGGATTGCCCGGTCAAGCCCCATGATGGCGGCCACCGCCCCGTCAATCTTCTCCGTGGACTTTTCCTTGTCCGCCTTGATGTTCCCCGCAGGGTCGGTGCGGATGAAGATGTTGTCCATCATCCACCGGAGGACCGGATGCCCGCCGTGGGCGACCATCTGCTCCAGCACCAGCTTCATCAGCTCCTTGGTGGGCGGGGACATATCCTTGAAGCCCTGCCCGAACGGGATCACCGTAAAGCCCATCCCCTCCAGGTTCTGCACCATCTGCACCGCGCCCCACCGGTCAAAGGCGATCTCACGGATGTTGAACCGTTCGCCAAGCCTCTCGATATATTTTTCAATATAGCCGTAATGCACCACGTTCCCCTCCGTGGTCATCAGCTTCCCCTGCCGCTCCCACACATCATAGGGGACATGGTCGCGCCGCACACGCAGCTCCAGCGTCTCCTCCGGCACCCAGAAGTACGGCAGGATGCAGTATTTGTCCTCCTCATCCAGCGGCGGGAACACCAGCACGAACGCCGTGATGTCCGTGGTGGAGGATAAGTCCAGCCCGCCGTAGCAGACGCGCCCCTCCAGGCCGTCCTCGGAAACGGGGAAAGCGCAGGCGTCCCACCGGTCCATGGGCATCCACCGCACCGCCTGTTTCACCCACTGATTCAGTCGGAGCTGCCGGAAGCTGTTCTCCTCACCGGGGTTCTGCTTTGCCGACTCGCAGGCGGCCTCCACCTTGTCAATCCCCACCGTGATGTTTAAGGACGGATTGGCTTTCCTCCACACCTTCGAGTCCGTCCAGTCGTCTGCCTCATCTGCGCCATAGATGACAGGGTAGAAGGTTGGGTCAATCTTCCTGCCCTCTAAAATGTCCTTCGCCTTCTGGTGCGTCTCGTAGCAGATGGAATGGGTGTCCGTCCCCGCCGTGGTGATGAGGAAATACAGCGGCTGCATCCGTGCATCCCCGGAGCCCTTGGTCATGACATCAAACAGCTTCCGGTTCGGCTGCGTGTGCAGCTCGTCGAACACCACGCCGTGGATGTTGAAGCCATGCTTGGAATACGCCTCCGCCGAAAGCACCTGGTAGAAGGAATTGGTGGGCGTGTAGATAATCCTCTTCTGCGAGGCGAGTATCTTCACCCGCTTATTCAGCGCAGGGCACATCCGCACCATATCAGCGGCAACATCAAAAACGATGGTGGCCTGCTGACGGTCGGCGGCGCACCCATACACCTCGGCACGTTCCTCCCCGTCCCCGCAGGTCAAAAGCAGCGCCACGGCAGCGGCAAGCTCCGACTTCCCCTGCTTTTTCGGTATCTCCACATAGGCCGTGTTGAACTGGCGGTAGCCGTTCGGTTTCAGAGTGCCGAAAATGTCACGGATGATCTGCTCCTGCCATTCAATCAGCTCAAAGGGCTTCCCTGCCCATGTCCCCTTGGTGTGGCAGAGGCTCTCGATGAACATCACGGCAAAATCGGCGGCGTCCTTATCGTAACGGCTGTCCTTCGCCCTGAACTTCGTTGGCCTGTATTTTTTCAGCTTCCGCATCGCCACCAGCATCACCTCCAGAAGATGGCATCAAAAATGGTCTGCCAGCGGCAAGCCCCAATCTATCAGTACAAGACACAGAGCCTTCCGGCTCCGTTCTTGTAATGCTCCATTTTTCGTTTACTGCTGCATCGCCCAGACGATTGCGTGACCGTCATCCTCGAACTCGGCTCCGCTTGCCGCCCGGAGCCCGATGGCTCCTTCGCAGGTGTGGTCGTCACCCAGGAATTCATAAGCCGCCCCGAAGTAGCAGGGCTTGTTCGGGCCGTTGAAAAAGTACCCGGCGATGACTACCCTGTCGCCAAAGGTCAGCAGCTTGCTCCATCTGCATTCCAGATCTTCCGGCGTGGTGGGATTCGGCAGTCTGTAGGTTCTCATTGCATCGTTGATCTTCATGGTCTGTGTCCTCCGTTTTCTTTTTTGATTTCCCTGTCGGTAGTACACATATTCGCTCTTTCTGCCAGTAATAGCAAGCAAATCTGGGGCATAAAGTACACAAATATCTGCGGGGGAAACTATGTATATCTGCCACGGGCAAAAGAGCCTTCCGGCCCAGTTGCCCTGCGGGAATCCCGCCCGAATGTTATCCAAACGGAAGCTCCACCGGCTCCTCCATTTCCCTTTTCCATTCCGCGTATTCCTCATCGGTGACTTCCGCCACCCCGGTGCAGACCGGGCATTCCTGCCCCATCTCCCTGTCCGATGGGGCCTCCGCCCCAGGCTCATACTGGTTCGGTTCTTCCCACTGCCTCCGGGCCTTATCATTTGCCTGCCGGACTGCCGTTTCCTCATCGGGAGCCTGCTCCATGTCGTTCCACCATTCCGGCTCGCAGGGGCCGTTCTCCGCATCCCCGTCCGTCCCCGGAACCACCAGCCAGACTTTGTACCATTTCATCCCTGCCATAAAACTCCTCCTTCGCCTCGCACTGCCCTACAGATGTATTTTTCTGTTCCTTCCTATTTTTTTCCGGGGCTTCCGGCCTGCCAGTTTTCCTATCCGGCAGGTCACCCCTGTACCTTATGATTCTTTCGCAGCCATCCGAATTGCTGGGATAGCCGCCCGCTCCGGGTCTGGAAGTCCGTGTAGTTTGCCTTCACCCCCGCCAGCCGGAAGCCTTGTTTTGCGAATTCCGCAAGCATGGGAATCCGGCTGGCGCTACACAGGCATCAGTCTACAGTGATGCAGTTGTACAGACCGGATAGGAAGTTCCGTACCGCACGTTCACTATAGAACCCATCGACATAAACCGTACAGCCATCCTTTTTGCCCTTGTAGCCATCCTCGTAGCCCAGGCTTTCCGCTTCACCAGCCGTCAGCACACGGGCTTCCACTTTCCCATCGCCATAGTATTTCTGTTCGGCATAAAAATCGTATTCCATTGCAATGCCCCCTTTCCTTTTGATAGTAAACATATTCGCTCTAAAAGCGCATATTATCAAGTCAATTTCGGGCATAAACTGTACAAATATCCGCGCCGGAAATTGTGTAGTTTATGGCAGGCTAATCCCCGCCAAACTCCCTGCGGATCATGTGTTTGGAGTGCTGCCGCTCCGATTTTTTGAACGGCCGCTTGTAGCGCCTCCGCCTCTGCCCGCGCCTTTTCCCGGACGCGGGCATGGCAATCCCGGTATGTATCTCATCCCCGTACTGGTGGTCCTCGATCCAACGGAGGTTCCTGCCGTATGCCTTCATCCTTCCAGCCCCCTTCCGCTAAATCTTGCGGACTTCGTCAACACCATAGACGACGTGGAGGTGAGAGCCGTTGCTCCAGCGAACCATCAGGGAGGCTGTGTCATCCACCCCTTCCACCACGCCCTCCGTCTCGATTGGCGGTGCCTGGCAATCGTCCATTTTTTCGAGGCGGACCCGCGTCCCCGCAGGATACTCCCTGCGGACGCGCTCCACAATCTCTTTACTCGGAAACGCCATCGTCTGCCGCCCCCTTCCTTGCCCCGCTCTTGAAGCTGCCATTGCCGGACAGGTTCTTCAGCAGGATCTTCCTCTCGTTTTTGTATTCCTCCCCGATAAATCCGAGCCGGAGCAGGAAGCACCGGAAGGCGTACTTCTCGTTGTCCGTCGTCCTCTCCTTTGCCGTCACACGCTTCTGCTTCCTCGCCATGTCGCAGAGGGCGGTGATGAAGTGCGTGTATGCTTTCACCGAATCCCCGTCCTGCCCATCTACGAACCAGGGAAAGGAAACCTTCTCCTCGTCTGTCTCCACCGGAAGGGTTTCCACCGCCAGAGCCTTTTTGATTAGGGCGGCCTTGGCATCCACCAGCTTCCGCAGGTTCTCCAGCGCAACATCCGTGAAAGCCTCCCTCGGCAACGACACCGTGAGCCCAGTGCCCGCCTCCTGCGGTTCTGGGTTTTCTTCCCCTGCCGCCGTCTCCGGCGCGTCTGTGGCTGTTTCCTGCGGCTCTGCTACCATCTCCCCGATGACTGCTCCCGGCTCTTTCGCCGCTGCTTCTGCGGAATCCTCCGGCACTGTGTCTTCCTGCGGCCCTGCCGTTTCTTCTCTGGAATCCTCCGACTCTGCTGTGAAACCTGCCTGCGCCAGCCCTGCCAGAACCTTTTCCACCATACCGCTGTCCGTGCGCCCATCCCAGACCAGCACCCCTTCTTTGCTGACCGTAAAATTGCTGACGGCGTATGCGCAGGTCGGCATCCTCATGTAGACCGCCTTCATACCGACAATCCCGGAAATAACCTCCACCATCTCTTTCCTGCGTTCCCCTGCCACGTTGTATCTTCTTTCCATGCTTATTGCCCTCCTTTTTGTGGTACTACATTAATAATACGAAACCATGGCGGTTAGCCGATAACCCCGGCCTGCCATTCTTCCGCCTGCCACTCCCTGCCGGGTAGTCACATATAGCCATACCTTTCAAAAGAAGTCAACATTAATAAGCCAATCCAAAATGACAAAAAATTGGCCGAATAAAAGATGCATATTGTGTAATTTACAGAAAATTCATGTTCCCCTGGCATCAGTTAAAACAAGGCCGTATTTCCGGGCCTGCGCGATCAGTTTCATCTTTTTTGATTCATCCACGCGTTTCTGGACTTCTGCAAACCTGCTCTCATCGTATGCCTCCCCTGTGGTCAAAATATTGTATACAATGACCAGGAGTTTATGGCCAAGGGCAATGACTGCTTTTTTCATCCCCCGGCGTTTGGACAGCCGGTAAAACCATTCCCTCAGATAGTTCTTTCTCGCCCGTGTCGCCGCCCAGGCGCATTGGCATATCACGCATTTCACATAAGGGTTCCCTTTTTTTAAACGGTTCGATTTCTTCTTCCCGGCACTTTCATTATCCCCCGGAACCACCCCGGCCCAGCTACACAGATGCCCGGATGTCGGGAACATACTCAGATCCGTCCCAAGCTCAGAGATCATAGTGATTGCAGTCATCCCGCTGATCCCTGGGATTGTTTCCAAAAGGGCGATGCTCGGCTCATATTTTTGCGCACAGGCATAGATCTCCCTTTCCACATCCTCGATCTCTTTTAAAGACTGCTCATAATTGCGCACCAGCATGGACAGGAAAGCCCTGTCATGCCCATCCATCCTGCCATTCACGGCCTGCCTTATGACATCCAGCTTCTTCCGTGCCGTCCCATGCAGGAGGTTCAGGATCTCTTCCGGTTCAATAGAGCCTGCTTCACATAACTTCCGGATCAAAGCCATCCCTGTTTTCCCAAAAATATCCGTCAAAACAGTGGAGAGCTTAAAGCCGCATGCCTGGAGCTGCTTTTCGATCCGGTTTTTATGCCCCGTCATTTCCTGGACCAATGTCCTGCGATATCGCGTCCAGTCACGCAGCTCACGGATCTCCCTTGGAGGGATATAGCTCGGCTCCAGGAGCCCCGCCCGCAGGAGTCCTGCAATCCACCTGGAATCCTTAATATCCGTCTTCTTCCCAGGCACATTTTTCATATGGTAGGGATTTGCCACTGTAATATTAAACTTAAAATCCTCCTCCGCCCCGGCTTCCAGGACATTGTAGATCGGGAACCAGTAAACACCTGTGCTTTCCATTGCAATGTCCCTGCAATTGTTTGCTTTCAGCCATTCCCTCATTTCTTCCAGCCCGGAAAGGAGAGTGGAAAACTCACGCACTTCTTCCTTCGGCTCTGTCCCAAGGCTGCCTGACAGCAGGCATGCCGCGATCATCTCCTTATGCACGTCCAGCCCACAGCATACTTCCAATAAATCCTTCATAATCCATCCTCCTCATCTAAAATCAAAAAATATCCGTCCAAATCTGCAGGATGGCTCATTTTGAAGGATTGGAATAATAATACCCGTGCTATTCCTATGCAGAGATCCTGCGATAGGGCAACATGAAACTGTACACCAAAATGAGCCCAGCCAAGATCACTCACGAGTTCGCAACTCAGTTAAATGCCGGAATCTCCCCTGCCCTTCCAGTATAACAGTCTGCGAAATCCCTGGGGAGCCGTTTCATACGATACTGTGAAAATACTTTCATGACCAGATCACTCTAAACCCTGGAAATAGCAAGGGAAACCGCAGGAAAAATGTCACAATAAAAAGTCTGGGAACTGGGCGTAGTACACAATGCCCGCAAGCACAAAATATGCGTTTCCAAGATAAATCCCGTTTCCCCACAACTTGTATTCGGCGCTGTCGGAATGCGGGTCTTTCAGCCACTTGATGATCTGCCTGTCGGTCTTCGGCTTTTTTGAAGTCCCCATGGCCTTCCGGTGGGTCTCAAAGACCTCCCGCCAGAACGCCAGCTCACCTTCTGCGGGTTCCTCCGTCCCAAGCCCGGCACACCACCAGTCCGGGAAGCCCTGCAGTCTCGCGCATTCCGTGGGTGTCAGCCTCCGCACAATGTAGTCCGGTTCTTCCTCCACATCATTGACTACGGGAGGATCCTTATAGTCAGTAGCCATCAGTGTGTTCGCCAGTTCCTTCTCCGCTTTCGTGAAAAAAGATGCCCTGCTGGCGCAGTAGGCCGGCTGTGCCACAGCATGGCGGTCTGCCGCAGTAAGGGAAAAAGAAACATCCCCGCCTATGCCGCTGCCCTGCGGCCAGTTCCCATCATCCCGCCCGATCATGGACCCCTGAAGGACAAAAGTCTGCATCTGCATATTCCGGGTCGCCATCAATGCCCCGGACTTCCCGCGCAGGTCGATGACCTCGTCCCTCTGGTTGATGTGGAACGCCGACATCCCCTCCGGCTCCACCACGGCAATCCCTCCCTGGCTGCAGCCGGGATTCCCGCCATTGGCATCCAGCGTCCGGGAGGTTTCCGCCTCGTAGAAACCGCTGCGCGGGTTACCGGACAACATGGCATGGCTGTCCTTGGAACATATGCCAAATGCCTGTACCGGATGCTCCCTGCCGGACGGCACGAACACCGTCTGGTCATTATTACAGGAGAGCGTAGCCGATTTATCTTCCTGTATCAAAATGCCTTTGCCGCCGCCTTCACAGCCGGAGCGGATCTTCAGCGTCCTGGGGATGCCCGGCTCCGCCACGAACGGCTGGTTGTTCCCGCCCATGCCATAGGTGGCGCTGACCGTAGGTGAAGTCTCCAGCGGCCCCGTGTATCGTGTGTCCTGGGAGTGGTTCTCAAACATTGCCGCCGCAGGCCCTGTCCCGGCATGGAACATGGGTGGGGCTTTCTCCCTATAGCTGGCATCCGGTGCCTGTGCGGAATATTCCTCGCAGAAACCTGCTGATTCCGATGGATGCTTTTTATCCATTACGCACGGCGGGTGGTGCGCCTCCGCCCGCAGGGTGCAGACCGCATCTTCCATCACATCCATCCTCTGCCCGCCCTGGTCGCAGAGACAGGTCACTCCCCGGACGCCGCCTGCCGCTCCAGAGCCCTTTTCAATATGGCGGGCAGTTCCTTGCCACGCACGGAAGCCCTCCGCAGAATACCCTGACACGCCCTCGGACTCAAATAGTATTTTTCCGGCACGCCTGCCTGCAAAATCTGCGACAAGGTAGATGCGTTTCCTACGCTGGGGGACTCCCCAAAATTGGGCATCGAGGACGCGCCACGCGAGGGAAAACCCGTCTCCCACGATATTCCCCGCGTTTGCCCATCTCCCCCTTGGAGGCATAGGAACAGGAACCTCCCCGCCTTTGACGGAGCATACTGCTTCGAGGACTGCCCTGAAATCTTTCCCTTTGTTGGACGAGAAGGCTCCGGGGACGTTCTCCCACACGATAAACCTTGGATATTTTCCATCTGTCGCACACCTCATTTCCTTTATGATCCTTATTGCCTGGTAGAACAGGCAGGACTGCTTCCCGTCCAGTCCGGCCCTCTTGCCCGCCACCGACATGTCGGTGCAGGGCGAACCGAACGTGACGATATCCACCGGGTCAGCCTCCGCTCCGTCTACCAGGGAAATATCACCCAGATGTTTTACAAAAGGCAGCCGTTTCGTGGTCACGCAGATAGGGAACGGCTCAATTTCCGAAGCCCATAAGGGCGTGATTCCCGCCAGAAGCCCGGCGAGCGGGAATCCCCCGCTGCCATCGAACAGGCTCCCCAATGTCAAATTTACTTTACCCATCCTCCGTCTCCAGCCTCCTTTTCAGGGCAGAAAAAAACGCTCTGCTTCTGAGGGGCTTCCCGGCTTTCTGCCATTCGTCCTCAAAATCAAAGCGTTTTTCAAGTTCTTCCACGGAATAATCGGCACGGAACTTCCTCCATGTTCGCCTATCCCATTCTTTCAGTTGCCCCCATAATGCGGGGTGATTATGGTATAGCTGCCGCAGCTCCGGCAATGACTGCAGCGGGCAGCACCAGCACGATACCCGCCTGAACTGCCCGTACAACCCGTCCCAGTCATACCCACGCTCATAGCAGTACCGCAGGCAGTCCTCCTCCGTCATGCCCCACTCCACAAGCGGATGCACATGATCCGGATTCCTGTTCCTCTCCCGCTCCAATCGGTATTGCTCATCCGCGGCTATCCCGATATGCTCCCTTATACGGTACCGCCCGCGCAGCTCCCGGAAGAACTTCTCCCGCGGCATATCCTTCAGCCGGGTCGTACACCACCGCTGCCTCGGTCCCGGCCATCCATACCCAAGGCTCCCCGCGCCATACCTCCTGACAATTGGCGAATCCGGACCGCGCCGGACCGGGGCATCAAACATCAGGTACTCATATGGATGCTCTGCTCTTATGCGTGTAATCTGCCTGCCGGTATCCTTTTCCAGCCTGTCCAGGTGGGCATACATGGCTGGGAACTCAAGTCCGGTGTCACAGAACAGGATACAGTCAATCTGCATCCCCCTGTCAATCATCCCAAGGAGCATGGCAGTCGAATCCTTGCCGCCGGACAGCGCCACCACGCAGTATTCCGGCTTATACATCCGCCTCCACCTCCTTCACAAGCGCGGAGTACGCAATCTTCTCCCCGCCCCGCTCCACATACACATTTTCCGAGTCCCCGGTATCCTCCACATACCTCCGCAGGATGACGGACGCATACTTCTCATCCAGTTCCATCATGCAGCAGATGCGGTTTGTCTGCTCACATGCCATCATTGTGGAGCCGCTGCCGCCGAAAGTGTCCAGCACGATGGCGTTCTCCTGGGAGGAATTGCAGATTGGATAGCCGAGCAGGTCAAGCGGCTTGGAAGTCGGGTGGTTCTTATTCCGCTTCGGTTTGTCGTAGTTCCAGATGGTGGTCTGCTTCCGGTCGGAATACCATGGGTGTTTCCCGTTCTTCAGAAAGCCGTAAAGAACCGGCTCATGCTGCCACTGGTAATCCGAGCGTCCTAAGACGAGAGAATTCTTCACCCATATGCACACCCCGGCAAGGTGGAACCCTGCGTCCACAAATGCCTTGCGGAAATTCAGGCCCTCCGTGTCCGCATGGAACACATACGCCGCGCCGCCGTTCTCCAGGTGCGCCGCCATCTGTAAAAATGAATTGTACAGAAAATTGTAGAATTCATCCCCCTTCATGCTGTCGTTCTGGATGGTAAGCCCGCCGGAACTTTTGAAGGAAACCCCATAGGGCGGATCCGTCACGATAAGGTTTGCTTTCTTCCCGTCCATGAGCGCCGACACATCCTCCGCGCTGGTGGCATCGCCGCACATCAGCCTGTGCCTGCCCACCGTCCAGATGTCTCCCCGCTTCACGAACGCCGCCTTTTCCAGCGCAGCGGAAAGGTCAAAGCCATCATCTTTCACATCTTTATCCCCTTCCCCTGCAAAAAGATCTGCAAGCTCATCCTCTCTGAAACCTGTCAGCGACACATCGAAATCCGTGCCCTGCAGGGATTCAATCTCGATGCGGAGCAGCTCCTCATCCCACCCCGCGTCAAGAGCCATGCGGTTATCCGCAAGGATGTAGGCTTTCTTCTGCGCCTCCGTCAGGAAGTCTGCGAACACGCACGGAACTTCCGTAATCCCTTCTTCTTTTGCCGCGGCAATCCGTCCATGCCCCGCAATGACATTGAAATCCCGGTCGATGATGACCGGGTTGATGAAGCCGAACTCCCGTAGGGACGAGCGGAGCTTTGTGATCTGCTCCGGCGAATGCGTCCGCGCGTTATTCACATAAGGTACAAGCCTGTCAACAGGTACAAGCTGCATATCAGTCGTGGTCTTCATTTCCACCTCCAAAAAATTGCATGAAAAAACCGCCCAACATCTCTGCTGGACGGCATTGGTTTAACAGCCACATCCTTATTTATTTTTCATCTTCATAAAACCCACGTTTCTGGCATATCTCGTGGACAGTCATAGCAAAAATGGCTCTCGAATGAATATCCGGATTATCGTTCTTATTTTTCTTCCCGATGTATAAGTCCCGCATCTCGACATCCCACAAGCCGTTTTCCTTGATCCAGTCAATCTTTTCCGGCAGCATATAATATCCGTCCGGCTGTTCACACCATGTGTAGTTCCCATGCTGCTTGTCAAAGTGGATATATTCCTGGCACTCATATCCTTCATCAGTGTAATTATTCACGATTGCGAAATCACAGCTATGTAGAATACGGGATTCCCTCCTGTTTTTCATCTTGATCGTCAATACTCGCGTAGAATCCTCCGGGTAATCATATCCGTATTTTACACAGACAGCGCCTATCGCCTTCTGGAGCATATTCTTTAGCTGCTTCGGCTTATATGTTTCATCATCATCGTTGACCTCAATATTAAAATCAAAGTCATAACCCACATTTGATTTGCTGTCATAGGTGATCATGTTCCTTTTGTAACTGCCCACAACATCAAACCTGAATGTAAACTTGGGCCTTAATAAGTCCTGCGCCTCCCTGAGAATAGCCTGGATGTCTTTATAGGCTTCCCGCACCTTTGGGTCATGTTTGGAAATGTAATGGAAATCATGCTGCATGGTTTTGTTCTCCTTCTCATTTATTCCCAGTCCTCCCACCCACTTAGCAGAATTTGCTAAATCATTACAGTATACCACTTGCTGATGAAGAATCAAGACCTTTGCTCAAAATTTCTGTATGTCCGGCAGTTTTAGGTATCCCTATATGCCCTTCCTTGCGCGGAGCAGCCGCTCCATCACGTCATCCTGGGGCGTGTTCCCCTGGAATTCCACCGAGCAGTTCTCCTTCACGATCTGGTAAATCTGCATCCAGCAGTAGTTGGTCTGCTTCATATAGGACTGGCTCATGGAAACGTAAGGGGAGGCGATGGCGGCTCCCGTAGTCGGGTGCTTCGCCAGGAATCCAGTGGACGAAACAATCTCTTCACACTGAATCCACCGGGAGACACTCATGGCATACTGCTCCACCATCTGAACCGTGACCAGCTTTTCACAGCCCCGCGCTTTCAGCCATGCATACATTTCGTTGTATACCTCCTCCGCCACCAGTTCCCGCCCGCTCTTCTGCGGGGATTTGAGGAAGGCTTTCACAGGCGGCACATCCACACCCTCCAACTCGGCAGGCACCAGCATGACCGCCGCCGATTTCCCCTCACTGATCTTCTCCGTGAGCGCCTTGGGCTTCCGCCCCGCCCCCGGCCTTGCGCCGCCGCGCCCGCTGCCGTCCTTTGCCACCGTTTTCACCCCGTTCCTTTGATTATTTTTGAAAAAATGCTGCGGAAATCAAACGCCACAGCACCTTAAAAGCCTTTATTCTGCGGAAAATCAGGGCAGGGCAATCCCCCGTTTGATTTCCGGTTTTTATGCGTAACACCCCACGCCCGTTTCCCAGTGGATTCCTTACAGAGGTTTCACCCGCCCCTCCCGGCTGACAGAAATCTCCGCAGCATAGGTCCACACAGTAAATTAATGGTTGTGCCACCTATCTCCACGCTTCGCATGGAGTCTTGCATGGCACGTCCGGCACAATGACAAAAGGTTATCCTCATCGTGCGTCCCACCCTCCGCCAGCGGGAGCTTATGATGTACCTCCTCCACTGGACGCATCAATCCCTTCTTCTGACACTCCTCACAGAATGGGTGCTTGGCGGCGTAGCGGTTACGGATATATTCCCATTTCCTTCCATATTTACGGCGTACACGGTCATACTTTTCGTAGCGTCGGTTCTCCTGCTTTTCATGCTCCTCACAAAAACGCCCTTCGGTCAGCTTCGGGCATCCGGGGAAGGAACACGGCCTCTTTGGTTTCCTTGGCATCGTCTCCACCTCCCTTGCGGCAGAAAGCCTCCGCAGGATTCCGATTCTCCCGCGAAGGCCCTCTTGACATTTTTTCATGCTATCAGCATACCACGCCCGGTAAGGAAAAGCATCCACGATATTACTCACACCGGCCGCATCATGCTTTCCCGTACAGCAGCGTCACCAGCCTGCCCAGGGCGCGGTTCTTTTTATTGTACGCCGAGGAACGCTCGATGCCGAAGCGGTCGCAGATGCTGTACACGGCGCTGGTCTGACTTTCCGAATCCGAATAAAAGGTTTCCAGCACATACCTCTCATCTTCAGAAAGCTCCTCCCATGCCGGAAGGAACCACGCCATATATTCCGCCGCCTGGCGGTAACGCTCTTTCAGGATGTCGATTTCCTCAATCCCCTTAACCATCCTTTCCTCCATGGCATTGGGATTGTGGGTATGGGGCATCCCGTCAGGCGGCTGGCTGCTGATGCCGCCCATCTTCTCATATGCCGCCTTGATCTCATCATCCGTATGTTCGATGATGAACCTCATGCTGCCGTAATCTTTCAATGCGTCCACAACCGCCGACCTCTTGTCAAGGTATTTCCAGATAATGCTCATAAGCCATGCCTCCAATCAAAAAATATTTTATTTCCCCCGGATTTTCATGGATTGTCTTTGATTTACATGGATTGGCCTATCTATTCAGATTCACTTTCACCGCCTCGATGAGTGCCGCCTGCGAGGTGTCCTTAGACCGCAATGCCCCCATGATCTGCTCATCAACCGTTCCCCTGGTGATGATGTGCTGGATGACCACCGTCCCGGATGTCTGCCCCTGCCTCCAGAGACGTGCCACTGTCTGCTGGTACAGCTCCAGCGACCAGGTAAGCCCGAACCACACCATTGCTGAACCGCCGCCCTGCAGGTTCAGCCCATGCCCCGCAGAGGCGGGATGCACCATGGCAACCGGAAGCTCCCCGGCATTCCACTTTCTGATACTTGCATCCGTATCCAGCTTCTCATACATTACACCAAGGCTTGAAAGCCTCTCCGCAATCCGGCTGTAGTCGTGCTTGTACCAGTAGACCACCATGAGCGGCTTCCCACATGCGGACTCGATGATGTCCTCCAATGCATCCAGCTTCCGGCCATGGATCTGGACGGCCTCCCGTTATCGGAATACACCGCGCCGTTCGCCATCTGCGACAGCTTGCCGGAAAGGGATGCCGCGTTTGCGGCTGTGATCTCCTCTTCTGGTTTCCCGATGACCAGGTTCTCCTTCATGGCATCATAAATCCCCTGCTCCTCCGCGTCCATGTACACGGGGTATTCCGACACTACCAGCTCCGGCATCTCCAGGTAATCTGCCGCTTTCATGGAGATGGTGATATCCGAGATCCTGGCATATATCTTCTCCTCTGCACCCGGCAGCGGCTTGTAGGAGTACACGATGGGGCCGTTCATCCTGTCCGGCTTGAAATAATCCAGCCGGTACTGCCCGATGAACCTCCCAAGCCTTTTCCCCATGTCCAGCACCTTGAACTCCGCAAACAGATCCATGAGCCCGTTGCTGCTGGGGGTTCCCGTAAGCCCCACCACCCTCCTGGCCAGCGGGCGCACCTTCATGAACGACTTGAACCGCTTCGACTGCCAGGACTTGAAACTGGACAGCTCATCGACCACTACCATGTCGAATCCGAACGGGATGCCGCTGCTTTCAACCAGCCAGGTGAGGTTCTCCCTGTTAATGATATAAATATCTACATCTGCTTTTAACGCTTTCTTCCTCTGGGCGGGCGTCCCCACAACAATGGAATACCGCAGCCCGCTAAGCTGCTCCCACTTCCCAATCTCCGCCGACCATGTATTCTTGGCAACCCGCAGGGGAGCGATGATCAATACTTTACTCACCTCGAATTCCTCGTACATCAGCCTGTTGATTGCCATCAATGTTAGGCTCGTCTTCCCCATCCCCATATCCAGCAGGATTGCCGCCACGGGGTTACGGATTATGAAATCTATCGCATACTGCTGGTACTTATGTGGACTGTATCTCATCAATGATCCCTCCAATCTGCGCCGGGTCGTCCAGGACATACACCCGGAACCCCAGCCGCTGTAATAATGCGTAGCGGGAAGCCTGGAGGGGACGGGGCTTCTCCCCCGGAGCCTTGGCCTCCACAAAGCCGGACTTCCCACCCGGCAGCAAGGCAATCCGGTCGGGCATCCCGTCAAATCCCGGCGACACCCACTTAGGGCATATGCCGCCGCGCCTTTTCACCTCCGCAACAAACTTCCTCTCGATGTCTTTTTCACGCATCGCACACCTCCGTCAAATCAATGAAGCGTGACGCTCATGAACCTCCCTGCGTAAACTTTCCCATAAGGCTTTTTTACTAATATTTTTCTATATAGGAAACTTTTCGGAAAAGAGTATCTAAACTGTCACAAATGGCTTAAATACAGGATTCGTGTATGTCGTGGAAGTCTTATGCAACACTTGCAAAAGACCTCCATGCACTGCACTAACCCAGAAAGTCCTGCCCGCTCTTGAGCTGCACGCCATGCACGAACATCCCCTTGTTCGTCTTGCGTCGGACAAAGCCCGCCTTGTCCACGGCGGAATAAAAATCCGTGGTGCTGCGGATATACTCGCCGTTCTGGATGCAGTAAGCCCGGTACTGCTGGTAGAACTCCCCCGACTTCTCCTGGCAGGAAGAGGCGACTTCACAGCATTCGTCGATATACCTCCCAAGCCAGTCGTTGTCCTCCCGGTATGCCTGCACCGCATCCTTCACGCACTGCGGCGGGTCGGTTTTGAAGTTCTGCGCAACCGCCTTCTGCGCCCCTTCGATGATCCATGCCAGGATGGCGGGGCCTGCGTTCTCAAAAAGATAATCCGCATAGTTCTTGATATCCGTGTCCCCCACGATATGGGCATTGAAGGGGATCACCACGAGCCTGCGCCAGATGCCGTCATCGTTCGCGCCGACCTTCGGCAGGTGGTTAGTGTACAGCACCAGCGTATGGGAAGGGATGAACTGGAACGGGTCCTTGTATTTCTTCTCCGCCTGGATCTCGTCCGTGGAGCAGAGCTGTTTGACCACCGCCGTGTTCAGCCGCATCCCTTCCTCCATCTCCGAAGCGATGATGAGCCTCCGCCCCTTCAGCTCCGCCATCTCCGGCTTCACGTTCCTCTTGCACCCCATCGTGAGCGCCTCCGCCGATATCTTCCCCGCATAATTGCCAAGCACCCGGTAGACAGCATTCCAGAAGGTGGACTTGCCGTTGGCCCCGCCTCCATAGGCGATGATGAGATGCTCCTGGTACACCTTGCCCACCGCCGCCATGCCGACCACCTGCTGAACATAATCGATAAGCGCCTGGTCGCCGCAGAAGAACAGCCAGAGCGCGTCCTCCCATACCTGCCTCCCCTCATCCCCCGGCGAACACCCGGTAATCTTAGTGATCAGGTCTTTCGGGTCATGCGGCTGCTCCCCGGCCATGCCTCTTCTGAGGTCATAGGTGGCACGCGGCGTGTTGAGCAGGCTCTCATTCCGGTCAAGGTCGTTCACATCGGCAAGCAGCATCGGCCTTGCGGCATTGAGCGCGGACGTAAGGTATTTATAATCCCTGCGCTTCTGCGCGAAAGCGAGATAGTTCCTCGCACCGACATACGCAAAGTACAGCCCCAGCAGGCTACCCGGCACGGCTTTTTCCAGCGCCTTACCCCCTGCGGCAAGCGCATCCTCCGCAACCCCGGCATCTTTCAATGCTTTTTTCGCTTTTTCCACCTCGTCCTGCGCATCCGCAAGCTGGAGGTCTGAAAACTCCTCTATCGCGCCAACCGCAAGCTGCCGGTCCTCGCGCCACACCTCCCCGTCATACCGGAGGTAGTCCGTAGCGTTCGTGTGGATCAGCTCGTCCCCATACTCCCTTGCCAGCACCTTCGCCTGCCCGATGTCCGAGTAATCGTCCGGCTTTAAAGACTTCCCTCCCGCAAAATCATCATTATACTGGCCGGGAGGCACATAGCCGTCCTGCCCGCTGATGGTATTCCTGAAAAACTTCAGCGCGGAGAACCAGATGGCATCCAGCTCCGGGCTTTCCAGCGGAGGCTCGCACTTCCCCGCCTCCTCCAGGAAGATTTCATGCGCCTTAACGCATTCCCCATAGCGTTTCAGCACCCTCCCGGCAAAGCGGGAAAGGGTGTTGTTCCGGCTCCCTTCCAGGATGGGGCCGCCCACAGACGGAGCCTCTTCCTCTTCTTCTGTTTCTGTTGACACTTCCTCGTCAATATTCACCCAGCCCTCGTGCCACACCACGTCGCCGCAGTCCGCCCCGAAGATGAACCTTGCGGCGTCCAGGGCATTCCCGTCAAAGAAAGGGAACGCATTATGGATCGCCCGCTTCAGGGCCGTATACTGCCCGGCATCCGCGACCGCCCCGACAGGGAAGTACACATGGTACCGGGGCCTTGCGGACTCCCCGTCCTTCTCCAGCATGTGGTGGCGGCTCGGCACCAATATATAAGAAATATCCGGCATCATCCCGTCCAGCTTCCCCTCCGTCACCCATTCCGCCGGGTCATCGGTATGGTCATTGTCCAGGTCCATGACCACCACATCCGAAGAGAGGAAATTCCCATTGGTACGGTAGCTCCCCCTGTATTCCCCGCACACATGGTCATAAGCCGCCGCATCCTTCATCATCCCCGCATCCGCCACCACGACTTTCGTGGGGTACCTGCAGTTCCTGGCATTACCGGCACAGTCGGCGCGGCAAATCGTTATCTGCATCCTGTCTCCTCCTTTAAGCCTTCCGTAAAATACCGGATCTTCATGTCCCTGCGCTCCGCCTTCCCGATCTCCGCCCTCATGCCCTCCGACAGCCGGACTTCCGAGCCGAACACCCAGACCTCCTCGCATTTCCCAAGGAACACCAGATCCATGAACATTGCCAGCTCCCGCTCCTCCCCCTCGTCCATGAACTGCGGCAGGAGCAGGTGCGGCGCTAAAGGGATCGCGCCGCTGTCCACGGCGAACCTGCTGTATTTCCTTGCCTTCTCCGCATTCCCTTCCTCGTCCCCGGAAAGCGCCGAACAGATATAGACAAGCGGGCGGTACCCTTTCCTCTCCATATTTGCCACGGCCCGGAACGGGACAGGGTCGCTGTAGCCTTCGCTGTTCTTGTAAGCTATCCCAATCCTGCATCACGCCTTTCGTTAATTAGTAAGGACTGTTTTGTCCTCCTACCTTCCCATGGACACGCCGGGACGTTTTGGACGGAAAAACTTTTGGTTTCTTTTCCTTCCATATAAATGCGGCACCTTCCCAAAAAAATTTTTCAAAATAATCCGTCCAAATCCAGGGAAGGTGTCCATGGGAAGGTGAAGGACAGACAGGGGCGGCGCCCCCGCAAAGTCCCTCAAAAAATTTCCGTCCAAAACCGGAAAACGTGTCCATAGGAAATTGAAAGGCAAATATGCCGATCAGGAAGGCGGTGTTGCACATGGATGTAAAAAATGCGGCAGACGCGGGCCGTATCCGGGACAGGGAGCTGGACGAAGAACTGGCGGATGTCCTGGTGGCGATCAGCGTCATCACGAAACGGCTTGCACGGAAAATCAGCGAAAATCTCAGGAAAACGGAGGTGCCATCAGATGGGAAAAATGAACGAGCTGTCCGCCGCGATTGACGAAATGATCGCGTGCGGCAACGGACTGGTAAAAGCCGCTGAAGCATTGAAGGCTTTTTACTCTTCCGAAAATGGACCCGCGCAGGAGGGGAAGCCTGCGGAACCACTGAAAAAAGAAAACCCTGAACCTACCGCAGAAAAAAGCATTTCCAAAGAGGATGTCAGGAAGCTCCTCGTAGCCAAATCCAATGCTGACGGCGGGGCGTACAAGCCTGCGGTGAAGGAACTGGTGAGGAAGTATTCCGGGACAGGGCAATTAAGCAGCATACCCGCGGAGAAATACGCGGAGGTGCTCGCGGAACTGGAGGGGATCGGCAATGGCTAAACACGCTCTGCTCTCCGCCTCCGCCAGCCACCGGTGGCTCAACTGCCCGCCGTCGGCTCTAGCCTGCGCCAGTGTAGAGGAATGGGCCAGCCCTTACGCGCAGCAAGGCACGGACGCACATACCCTCTGCGAATACAAGGTAGGGAAAGCCCTCGGAAGGAAACTGCAAAACCCGGAGGGACACCTGGAGAACTTTGACGCGGAGATGGATGACTGCACCGATGAGTACCGGAATTATGTCTTAGAGCAGTTGGAACAGGCGAAGAAGCTCTGCCCCGACCCGCAGGTGCTTATCGAGGAGCGCCTGGACTTTTCCAGGTGGGTGCCGGACGGCTTCGGCACCGGGGACTGCGTCATCGTCTCCGACAGGGAGCTGCATGTCATCGACTTCAAGTACGGGGTCGGCATCCTGGTCAATGCCGAAGACAACCCACAGATGCGGTGCTATGCGCTCGGCGCGCTGGACACCTATGATGGCATCTATGACATCGAAACGGTGAAGATGACCATCTTCCAGCCCCGCAGGGACAACATCAGCACTGCCTCCATGGGCAGGGACGAGCTGCTCGCCTGGGCAGAAGACACGCTTGCCCCGGCCGCAAAGCTGGCATATGAAGGCGGCGGCGAATTCCATGCAGGGGAACACTGCCAGTTCTGCAGGGTCAAGGCGACGTGCCGCAAACGGGCGGAACATAACCTTGAGATGGCGAGATACGACTTTGCGGTGCCGGACACCCTGGAGCCGTCCGAAATTGCCGCCATCCTGTCCCGGATCGACGAACTCGTCTCCTGGGGCAGCGACATCAAGGACTATGCCCTGCAGCAGGCGCTCTCCGGCATGAAGTATGATGGCTTCAAGGTCGTGGAAGGCAAGTCGAACCGCAGGTTCACGGATGAAACAGCTGTAGCTTCCGCAGTCCAGGGTGCGGGGTACGAGCCTTATGAGAAAAAGCTCCTCGGCATCACGGCGATGACCTCACTGCTTGGGAAGAAGAAATTTGACGAACTGCTTGGCGGGCTGGTCATGAAGCCTCCGGGCAAGCCGGCCCTCGTGCCGGAGAAAGACAAGCGCCCGGCAATCAACACGGCAACCGATGACTTCAAAGAAAATTAGGAGGAAAACATTATGGCAATCAATAATCCAACAAAGGTAATTACGGGAGCAAACACAAGGTGGTCTTACGCAAACGTATGGGATCCGAAATCCATCAACGGAGGGCCGGCAAAATTCAGCGTCTCCCTCATCATCCCGAAGGATGACGCGGCGACCGTAAACAAGATCAAAGCCGCGATCCAGGCCGCTTACGAGGAAGGCGAGTCCAAGCTGAAAGGCAACGGCAAGACCGTCCCGCCCCTCAAGTCCATCAAGACTCCCCTGCGCGACGGCGACCTGGAGAGGCCAGACGATGCGGCGTATGCAAATTCCTATTTCATCAACGCCAATTCTTCTACGGCTCCCGGCATCGTGGATGCGGACCGCCAGCCTATCCTTGAGCGTTCCGAGGTCTACTCCGGCGTTTACGGCAGGGCGTCTGTAAACTTTTACGCGTTCAACACCAATGGCAACAAGGGGATTGCCTGCGGCCTGAACAATCTCCAGAAAATCCGTGACGGGGAACCCCTCGGCGGGAAGAGCCGCGCCGAAGACGACTTCGCTTCCGCAGACGATGATGATTTCCTGTCATAAGGCGTACACCAACCTGGGCGGCGGGCTTCCCGCCGTCCGGCAGTCCAAGACAATCGAGGTGAAAACATATGGAAAACTATCCTTTTATGATCCAACTGGCTTCCTATATCATTGTCGGTGGATTCATCGGCATGGTCATATCCATGGCTTTGGAAGCGTTCAAAGCATTTATCCAGAAAAGGAAGAAAAAGAAATAGGAATAACCAACACCAGGCGGCATGGGCATCTCCCCTGCCGCTTTTGTCCTATAGGAGGCAGCCAATGAAAATAGAGTATATGAGCATCGACCTAGAAACATTCAGCAGCATTGACATCAGCAAGTGTGGCGTTTATAAATATGCGGAGTCCCCGGATGCAGAGATGCTACTTTTCGCCTGCTCCGTCAACGGCGGACCTGTCACCGTATATGATATAGCAAACGGCGAGAGAGTCCCGGAAGAAATCCTCGCGGCACTTTCAGATGAATCCGTCACCAAATGGGCGTACAACGCCGCTTTCGAGAGGGTGTTCCTCTCCATCTGGCTCAGACGGAACCATCCGCAGCATTTCTCTTCCTACAGCATTGACGGAGATACAGTCGGGGATTACCTCGATCCGTCTTCCTGGCGGTGCAGCATGGTATGGTCCGCATACATGGGGCTGCCGCTCTCCCTGGAGGGCGTCGGAGCAGTCCTTGGGCTGGAAGAACAGAAACTGAAAGAAGGCAAGGCACTGATCAAGTATTTCTGCAAGCCCTGCGCCACCACAAAAGCCAACGGCGGAAGGACACGGAACCTGCCGAAACATGACCCGGAAAAATGGGAAACATTCAAAAAATATAACCAAAGAGACGTGGAAGTCGAGATGTCCATCCAGCACAGGCTGTCAAGGTTCCCCGTCCCGGATTTTATCTGGGAGGAATACAGGCTTGACCAGGAGATCAATGACCGTGGCATCCTGCTTGATATGAAAGTTGTAGAAAATGCCATCCGGTTTGATGCATTCAGCAAGACGGCACTCATGGCAGCTATGAAGGACAAGACAGGATTGGAGAACCCGAACTCCATCCAGCAGATGAAAGAATGGCTCGCCAATAAGGGGATAAATACGGATTCCCTTGACAAAAAGGCTGTCGCCGAACTGCTGAAAATCGTACCAGAAGACGTGGCGGACATCCTCCGCCTCCGGCAGCAGCTCGCAAAGTCATCCGTCAAGAAATACCAGGCGATGCAGGCATCCGCCTGTGCGGACGGCAGGGCAAGAGGGATGTTCCAGTTTTATGGAGCCAACCGCAGCGGAAGATGGGCAGGCCGCATCATCCAGTTACAGAACCTCCCACAGAACCACCTTTCCGACCTGGAGGAAGCCCGCTCCGTGGTGAAGTCCGGCGATTACGAACTCATGAATATGCTTTACGAGGATGTGCCGGACACGCTCTCCCAGCTCATCCGCACCGCTTTCATCCCAAGGCCGAGATTCAAGTTTATCGTATCCGACTTTTCCGCTATCGAGGCGAGGGTCATTGCCTGGCTTGCTGGGGAGATGTGGCGGCTGCGTGTATTTAAAGAAGGCGGCGATATTTACTGCGCCTCGGCAAGCCAGATGTTCCATGTGCCTGTGGAAAAGCATGGACGGAACGCCCATCTGCGGCAGAAGGGAAAAATCGCGGAGCTGGCTCTGGGCTATGGCGGATCGGTTGGTGCGTTGAAATCTATGGGAGCCTTGGAGATGGGACTTGCCGAAGAAGAACTCCAGCCCCTCGTAGACGCATGGCGCAGCTCCAATCAGAACATCGTGCAATTCTGGTGGGATGTGGACAGGGCTGTCAAGGAAACCGTCAAGATGAGAATCTCCACGGAGACACACGGAATCCGCTTCATCTATAGGAGTGGGTTGTTATTCATAGAACTTCCGTCCGGCAGGCGGCTCTTCTATGCGAAGCCCAAAATCGGCGAGAACCGCTTTGGCGGGGAGGTGGTGACCTATGAGAGCATCGGCACGAACAAGAAATGGGAGCGCATCGAATCCTATGGTCCCAAGTTCGTGGAAAATATCGTACAGGCAGTTTCCCGCGACATCCTCTGCCATGCCATGCGCACCCTTTCGCACTGCTTCATCTGCGGCCATGTGCATGACGAGCTCATCATCGAGAGCAGCATGGGCGTAGACTTGGGTGCGGTCTGTGAGCAGATGGGAAGGACGCCGCCATGGATTCCCGGCCTAGATTTAAGGGCTGACGGCTTTGAGACAATGTTCTATAAAAAGAATTGAAAAGACCCAGCGGATCGTGCTTCCGCCGGGTTCGTATATTACTTCCATGTTTTCAGTTTATCGCCCACCGCTTTGAGTGTTTTAGCCTTGCGGTCTTGGTATGTAGATTTCGCCATGCCCATCTCGGCAGCCATGTCACGGTCGGTCTTGCCTTCCTTAACCGCATTACAGATGCGGCGCTGCTCATCCGTTACTTCAGTCAGCGCCTTGGCAAGTTCAGAAAGCAGGGTCGCTTCTTCGTGGATATCCGCCGGATCGCTGTACTCCCTGCTCCTCGGAGGTTCATATCCAAAAACGAAATCTTTCTTGCCAGCATCCCCCATTGCAACATGGTTCCTGCGCTTCGCGTCAACGCAGACATCCGATATGCTGTCAGGATCATAACCCTTTTCCTGCAGGGCATTGAGAGATGTTTCTCTCTGCATCATCGGCATCACACGGCGGAAAAACGCTTTCTCATATCTTTCCAGATTGCGGTTTGCTTCCCTCGCCTCTTCCTCTGTATCAGCATTCCAAATGGCGTAGTATTGTGCGGGACGGCCGGGAAGGGTTATCTTGTCTACAGGGATTCCGTGTTCCTTAAAATACCTGATGGCACCCTCAAGAACATCTGGGTTGTTTTTATCCTCCTCCAGCTTCCAAAACACCGGATGCTCGTAGCATAAAACATTGGCGGTTGCAATTACATTTTTGTCATTTCTTTTCATGGGTTGTCCTCCTTTTCCGGCTACAAACCCGGCGAGGACACCCCGTCTAAAAATAGCACAGCAAACAGACGAGTCTCCGAAAAGTTAAAAGTTTATGAAATCCATAAATTTTTAATTTTTCGATTGTCCTCGCCAAGTTTGTGGCCACATTCTTGACTTGATATGTTTCTCTGAATATCCGTCGATGGATACTCAGATGGAAAAGCACACCATGTATGCATCCCCATCTCAACACCCATTCAACCGTTCAAATTATTGTTCTCTTTTTTATTTTCTGTTTTTGAATCAACCGCATTGAAAATTAGACAAAAAAAGAGCCCGACAATATCCTTCCTTGGATACTGTCTGGCTCGTCACGCCTTCGAACGGCACAAATCAGTAAAATAATTTAATTGTAATAAACCAGATTAGACTCCTTTGCTAATCATGGTAATCATCTTTAAAAATCCAGTTCGCATTCGCGTACCTTTTCTTTGCAGAATAAGTCGTTTATTTCATCGACAGTCGTATACGACTTGATTTCATTGTTTTTGTCCACGTAAGCAACGGAACGCTTCCCGTTAATTATCACCATTTGCCCCAAAGGTTTCTTCTCGCCATGCGTTGCATAAGTTAGCATATCCTTCATCAATGAACCCCTCCCCGTATCAAAACTACCAGTATTTCCAGTCCTCACTATAACCATCACACTCCTTATAATTTTTAAATCGAAGTCTTTATATTTTCCCTTCGATGGTATTATTTTCTCACAAAAATCTCATAATGAAAAAGCCAATATGTAAATCGTTAGTTTTCCAGTTTTTTGTCTTTGCGGTGATACTCAGCCACTTGTCTTATCCGCCTAAGTTCCCTCATGGTCGGCGTGTCAAAATCACCGGTTGCAAATTCACGGAGCCAGTCATACATATCTTTCTGCATTGCTGCTTCATATGATTTCATCGATACTGCCATGTCATGTTCGTCCATCTGCTCTGAGATAAGATGAAGCCGCGTTAAATAAACGAGATCATTGAACAATCTCCGCTCATCAGGGTCATCCAAATCAAAAATTCCCATAGCCTTCTGCATAATGCGCTGATATCTGCCGCTCACAACAGCCTTAAATTTTAGTTCCTCAATCAGTTTCTCTGCATCTATCTGTTCCAACTCTACCCACAGGGGGTCTTCTTCATTCTTGACCTTCTGATAGAGGGTTCGGTAATTCATTTTCTCCCCATCTTTCAGCCCTTGAAAATCAAGCCCGTTCATTCGGACCGCCAAAAGGCATATCAGATAATCAAACAGATTTTCTGCCCCGAAAAGCTCCTTATAGATATTAACGCCCTCACTAATCCCAGCAGTCTCTCCGAACGCATATTTGTACACCATTTTCGATGAAAATAAATGGTTTCGCTCTGTCGAATTTCTTTCCTCAACATCACGCAGCGCATTATATATCCGCCTTAATTGCTGAATACGGATGGTCTCATCTGAATTCATCGCATTCCCTATCAGATGCTGTATTTTAAAGCTGATAGCCTCCGACAAAATCCCCTCGCATTTTGCAGCGGTAAAAGCAGGATTGCTCCTGACCATCTCCAGATCATCTTCCTGTAAATACAAGTCCACATTCACGGTCAAATCCCTGTACAGGTTTTCCCTCGTGCTAAGTTTTCTGTCATTTTTTCTGTCATCAAAATATCCCGTATCCAAAATTGTCAGCAGCAGTCCATGGCTTTCTGGTGGGAAGTAATACATGCTCCTGCTGTTTCCTTTGTCTTTTCTGAACACATCCTCAGTAAGTGTTCCATTCGACATCTTGCAGATTTCAGCAATCCTTCCCTTGATTTTCTTGCTGTCGAAATGAATTCCATTCCTTGAATGACAAGAGAGATATGCCGCCAATTCCGATGACTTTAAAGATTCTTTGTGCAGCTTCTTTATGGCTTTTTCAGAAAGCTCCTCTTCGGTCTCATTCTGCTTTTCGATTTGAGATTTATAATCAGATTCTCTCCCCACATTCACTCCCCCCTTAGTCAAACGGCAATTTCCGCGCATCCATGTACCCGTCAATTATTTTCTTAACACCCTCGTTAATATGGACATGGGATATCGACAGAGCGATTTCTTTTACAAGGCTTTCAATTACAACACTGAGCGATTCAGCTATCTCCATCGTATTACAGAGCGGCTGCGTCATTCCCTGCTCCTCCACGACATACAGTTCATAAAACGTGTCCTTCTTCCACGCTATGCTGTCATCGCCCTTTCCGCAAAACATGATGTACAAATAGGATTCGCTATACGGCAACTTGGCGTGATAGCAGTCGCCACACGGTTCCACGCCACAGTCCTTGAAAAACTCGGAATAATATTCTGGCTCATAGCTTTGTGAGTTGGCTTTCCTAACGGCTCTTGCATGATAAATCGGATGTTCCACATATACTTCATCGTAACCATCGTAGCCAACTGTCATTCTTTTCAGCTCACTCAGCCTTTCCCTTTCCCAGAAGACATCATCGGCCTCCGTATCCTCAATCAGACCTCTGATAAATTTGAAGAGGTACTGCTCAGTCGGTGACATCTCGTAAATCTCGGAGGATACCAGCATATCCAGGGAAACTTCCAGTTCTCTGGCGGCCATAAGCAGAAACTCGATGCTTGGATCCGCATTGCTTTTTCCGCTCCTCATCCTAGATAAATAGCCTGGGCTGTTTCCCGACAGCCTTTCTATGTTCCCGAGCTTTTTATCCTTGATAGCAAGAAGTCGCATTATGTTTTCAATGCACCTGCCCCTGTCAAAAAGTCTGCCTTGCTCCAACTCCGTTTTGACATCGGTCAATTCAGAACGGATTTCTGCCTGGATATCTTCGTGTTTTGAACGTTCTTCCTCAAGTTGTGTTTTCTCATCCTTCAGTTTAGAATGCTTTATTTGCAAATCAAGAGTTTCGATTTCCTCGTCTATACCTTCAAGCTCTTTCTCCAATTCGTCTCTTTTGTCCGCAAGTTCTTTCTTGTTTGCCATAACACAAAACTCCTTTCTCACTTGTAATTTTATTCTATCATATTTTTAAATTTTGTCAATATTTACAATTTATTTAATTGATTGTTGATTTTTTCAAGTTAAAGAAAGTGTTGTAAAAGACCACATGATATTTTCGATATCTGTCCATCGAAACAGACTGTTATTGCGAATCCCCAATTCTATAGGCTTTACCTCCCCTCTGACCATCGAACCTTTTTTCATGCTACCATTCTACCAGACGATGTTATATCATTCAAATAATTACATTCGTAATATGGTGGCAAAATATAAATAAAATCTTGTTCTATTTGGTTTATGGTGGTATAATAAAATGTAGTCTATGGGAGGGGAGGAGTGTACCTTTGGGTAAGCGGCTATACAGAAAAAGTAACGTGTCACGAGAAAGAACAGATGAACTCGGAATTGATGGACTCCTCGCCTTGAAGGAAAGCACGGATGATTGCTTTTGCACCGTCCATGCGCGGTATTTTGAAGACGATAAATTGCCCTGCCCCGCTTGCGGTTCACAGAAGACGAGGACTTCCAAAGTGGTCAGGCGCTCCTTCAAAGACATCCTTTGGGGCGAGGAATCCACAAACGAGAACGGATTCACCCACCGAAAGTTTCGGGTTATCGACATCGTATTCCATCAGCGGTATCTCCGCTGTGATGGCTGTAGCGACATCGTATTCCCAGAGCCAATCGATTTTGGGGACAAGGGATGCAGGTATACCAACCGTCTGTCCGATGCTCTCGCTGATGGGACCTTCCGTTTCTCCTACAAGAAAGTCTGTGCGTATTACGGGATCCCCGCGTCCACGGCGTCTATTGGGCCAATCATGCGGCGAAGAATTCAACATCGAGAGTCTCAACTCAAGCCCATAAGTACCCCGAAGCGACTTGGCATCATGCAGATTACTTATTACAGGGAGCTGTACACTGTGATTTTTGCCCTTTTAGATGATGGCATCTACTGTATGGATATCCTTCCGGATACTTTCGAAGGGACGATTCTTGAATTCCTGCGTCGGTTGGACTCTACCCGGGTGGAAACGGTTTACATGGACCCGCTGGAAGATATCCGTAATGCGGCGGCGGTTGCCTTCCCCGGAGCGGAATTTGTAGTCACCGATGAGTGCATCCTCCGGTACGCCAAGAACGCAATGCTTGAAATCATACATGAGGATGGGAAGCGATTCCCTGTGAAATTCAAAGACAACGCACTCACCATCCAAAATAGGCTTCTCCAGAGCGACTATGAGCGGAAACGCATCAAGGATGGATTATCGAGCCGTCCTCGCCTGAAATTGGCATACGATAAACATCAGTCATTGATGGATTCTTTGCAGGAAGAATGGAACTACGAAAGTGTCAGCGAGTGGATACATAGTCTGCCAGATGAGTTGCCGGAGTTTCTCAATCTTTCGGATGCAGTCGACCTATTCGAGAGCGAGATACGTTGTTTTAAAGAAAAAGAAAAATTACCGGACTTTTATCCGACAGCCATTCAAGCGATATGCGATGCATTCCACGGAATGCCGCACTGTATATTCGATGTGTTGAGAGCCAGGTGCTTTCTCACGATCAGCCATGACACTATCGAAATGGATGGTGAAAAGTACCGGCTAGGGATTCATACCTCTCGGCTGACACAAAATATGAACAATATATCAGAAAATATCAGGAGGGCACGGGAATATGAACTCTAACGATAAAATTAAAGCAGTTGGAATCAACATACAAGAGAAAGCAAACCTTATCTGGAATGTGGCAAATTCTCTGTTTGGAGCGTATAAGCCTCACGAGTATGGTCTTGTCATCCTTCCGATGGCAGTCATCAAGCGTTTCCACGATTGCCTTCTGCCTACTCATGACAAGGTGGTGGAGACATACGAAAAAATCAAGCATCTGGCTGTGCGGGATGGATTTCTCCGTGCTGCCACTGGAGGCTTGAGGTTTTATAACACCAGTCCCTTTACCTTTGAAAAGCTGAAGGCCGACCCCGAAAACATTAAGGTGAACTTTGAAGCATATCTCGCAGGGTTCTCCGACAATGTTGCGGACATCCTGGCGCGGATGGGGTTCTATGACCAAATCGACCGTATGAGCGATGCAGGTGTTCTGTACCAAGTCATCAGCGATTTTTGTGAAGACAATGCGGATATGAGTCCCAATAAGATTTCTGCCATTGACATGGGTTACATCTTCGAGAACCTCGTTCAGAGGTTTTCCGAGAGCTATGATGAGGAGGCAGGCTCCCACTTCACCAGCCGCGATATCATCTATCTGATGTGCGATATGCTGACAATGAATGCCGACCTCTCCACGCCAGACGCTCCCGCCAAGACCGTGTATGATATGGCGATGGGAACGAGCCAGATGCTCACCTGCATGGAGGAACGCATTAAGGCGCTAGACAGCGAGGCGGACATCATCTGTTATGGACAGGAAATCAATCCTTTTACCTTTGGCATTGCAAAAGCGGATATGCTCATCCGTGGTGGCGACCCTGAGAATATGCAGTTCGGAAACACACTGAATGATGACAAATTTCCTAGTTATACCTTTGACTATGTGATCTCCAATCCTCCGTTTGGTATCGATTGGAAACGGGAGGCTCCCGATGTAGAAAAGGAATACAAGTTGGGCGATGCCGGACGCTTTGGTATTGGCTTGCCACAGAAGTCTGATGGGCAGATGCTTTTCATGCTGAATGGCATAGCAAAGCTGAAGGACACCGGTCGCATGGCAATCATCCAGAATGGCTCCTCGCTGTTCAGTGGAGATGCCGGCAGTGGACCAAGCGAAATCAGGCGATATCTTATAGAGAATGATTGGCTGGATGCCATTGTGCAACTCCCGAATAATAGCTTTTATAACACGGGCATTGCTACCTATATCTGGATCATCACCAAGGATAAGCCACTTTCTCATCGGGAACACGTCCTGCTGATTGATTCCAGCGGGTGCTATGAGCAGCGCAGAAAGCCCATTGGCAATAAGCGTGTAGATATAACGGAAGTTTGCCGCAATCTTATTATTCAAGCTTATGGTGGGTACACCGACAGAACCTATACGGCGGAAATTGCCGATGGCAAAGCCATCACTGTTAAAAGCAAGCGGATGAATGCCATCGCTCTTGGCTATAATAAAATCACAGTCGAAAGCCCTAAGCTCGACGATAATGGAGAACCTATTTTGAAAAAAGGAAAACCTGTCGCGGATACATCCAAGCGGGATACGGAAACCATCCCCCTGGATGAGGATATCAACGCATACTTTGCGCGAGAAGTTCTTCCGTTCCGTCCCAGTGCCTGGATCGACAAGAGCAAAACAAAGGTCGGCTATGAGATTCCGTTTACCAAGACGTTCTATGAGTACAAAGAACTGGAACCGGCAGATGAAATTGCAAAGCGCATTGAGGCCCATGAACGCAGCCTAATGGAGAAACTACGAATGCTGTTTGGAAAGGTAGATGAGGAATGAACACATATGAAATCATGAAAGACAGCCGTACTAAATGGTTGGGTTATATTCCTTCCACATGGGGGACTCGCCTTCTCAAATATGCTTTTTCCATCCAAAAGGATATTGCAGGAGAAACAGGCCATACTGTACTTTCTGTAACCCAGCATGGCATTGTACCTAAAAAGATGTACGATAAGGGACAGTTTGCAAAAGACTACTCGAATTATCAACTCGTTCATATTGGAGATTTTGTGATGAACCATATGGACTTGCTGACGGGGTGGGTCGATATTTCAGCCTATGAAGGTGTTACCAGTCCAGATTATCGTGTTTTTCTTAATAATTCACCGGAAACCTTCGATTCAGATTACTACAAATATATTTTCCAATACTGTTATATGAATCGCATTTTCTATGGACTGGGACAAGGCGTTGCAGGATTCGGGCGCTGGCGTTTACCAGCCGATATGTTTTTGAATTTTGTTCTTCCCGTTCCACCTATTGATGAGCAAAAGGCTATTTCAAGATTTCTTGATAACAAGTGCTCACAAATCGATACCATTATTCAGGAAGCAAAAGATACTATTTCTGAATATAAACAGTGGAAAGAATCTGTGATTTTTTGTGCGTTGACCCAAGGGCTGGACGCGACAGTCCCAATGAAAGATAGCGGGATTAATTGGATTGGTCACATTCCAGAGCGTAGCTCGATTGTGAGAATGAGATATCTTGTCGATGGTTATAAAGCAGGACCCTTTGGTAGTTCACTTATTACCGACAAACTTGATTCTACTGGAAACATTTTAGTATACACTCCAGAACACATTGCAAAGCAAAGCGTTGAAAACGAAAAAAATCTGTATCTACCAGAAGAACGACGGGAAGACATGTCGCAATTCTTTGTGCAAAATGGAGATATTATCTTTCCAATTGTAGGTTCGCTTGGAAGAGCCATGCTGATTACTGATGATATGCCTGAAGGAATAATAAATCAGCGATTGGCAAAGTTCAGGATTAAAGAGGATGTTATTGATATGAATTTCTTCCTTTGGTTCTTTGCGAAAAGTTCTTTCTACAATCAATTTATAGAAGTGAATTGCAGAGGCTCTTTTATCCTAAACTTAACTAAAACAATAATATACGATATGCCTGTTGTGCTTCCTCCTACTATTGAAGAGCAGAGAAGAATTGCAACGTATCTGAACAAAAAATGTTCTACTATTGACTCTCTAATTAAGGAAAAAGAATCCTTGTTAGAAGATTTGGAGTTTTATAAACGCTCCATAATATATGACGCAGTAACAGGAAAACGAAAGGTGATGTGACCCATGAATGAAGATAAGGGATTTCAAGACCGTGCAAAGGCATATTATGAAGGTATCCAAGGCATGGACGAATCGGAGAAAACATTCGAGGCATTCATAGAGTCCTACCTCATTTCGGAAGATGGAGGCTGGACGAAAGCCACGGATGCTGGAATGCGCAGCGAAGAATACAAGGGTATGAATCTAGACATCGTAACGTTGACCGAATTTGTCAAAGCCACCCAGCCGATGGCATGGCGGCGGTTCGAGAGGATGTGTACCATCAACCCTGTGCGACAGTTCTATAAGTCCTTTGAAAACGCCGTCACTCAGGACGGTCTGATTTCTGTCCTTCGCTATGGATTCAAGCACCGTGGCATTGCTTTCCGTGTGTGCTACTTCCAGCCGGAATCCGAATTGAACGAGCTTGCCTGGGCTCATTATCGGCAGAATATCTGCCAGTGCATCCGCCAGTGGCATTACTCTGAGCAGAACAACAACACCATCGACATGATGCTTGCCATCAACGGCATCCCGGTCATTGCTATCGAGTTGAAGAACCAGCTGACCGGGCAGTCCGTGGATGACGGGAAAAAGCAGTGGGCTTACAATCGGAATGCCAAGGAGCCTGTTTTCGGCTTCAACAAGCGTATTCTGGCTTATTTTGCCTGCGACCTTTACGATGTCTACATGACTACCCGTCTGGACGGTCCCATGACCAATTTCCTGCCTTTCAACCAGGGCAGCAATGGTGCGGGACAGGATGGTGGCGCGGGGAATCCTGAAAACAAAAATGGTGATTATGTGACCGCTTACTTTTGGGAGAATGTTCTGCAAAAGGACAATCTGCTGGACATTCTTCAAAAGTTCATCAGCTATGAAAAAACCGAAAAAAAGGAAACGCTGCCGGATGGTTCTACCAATATCAAAAAGGCAGAGAAGATCATCTTCCCGCGCTACCATCAATTGGATGTGGTGCGGAAACTGGTCGACCATGTCCGCAGGAACGGTTCTGGACATAACTATCTGATTCAGCATAGTGCAGGATCAGGCAAATCTAACTCCATTGCCTGGACCGCCTATCGCATGGCAAGTCTGCATAACGATAACAACGAGCCTGTTTTCAACAGCGTGATTGTTGTAACCGACCGTCGTGTTTTGGATCAGCAGTTACAAGCGACCATTTCCAGCTTTGACCATACACTCGGCAGCGTGGCTACCATTGATGACAAGAAAACCTCTGCTGACTTGCGTGATGCCATCAACAAGGGTAAGCGCATTATCGTCACCACGCTGCAAAAGTTCCCGGTCATTTATGAACAGGTAGAATCCGCTGTTGGCAAGCACTATGCCATCATCGTGGACGAAGCACACAGTAGCCAGACTGGACAAGCCGCATTGAAATTGAAAGCCGCTCTTGCTGACATTTCGGATGCCTTGGAGGAATATGCCGAGCTGGAAGAAAAAGCGGTCGAGGAACTTGAAAAAAAGGACATTCTGGTACAGGATATGCTCAGTCAGGGCAAACACAAAAATCTGAGCTTCTTTGCCTTCACTGCCACACCCAAAGGAAAAACACTGGAAATTTTTGGTGAGCCACACCCAGATGGTTCTTTCCATCCATTCCACATTTACTCCATGCGTCAGGCAATTGAAGAGGGCTTTATTCTAGATGTGCTGGCAAATTACACTACCTATAAAATGTGCTACCAGATTGCCAAGAATGTGCCGGATAACCCAGATGTGCCGACTTCCAAGGCTGTGCGAACAATACGACGCTACGAGGAACTGCATCCACATAACCTCCAGCAGAAAGCTGCGATTATTGTAGAAACTTTCCGAGATGTCACAAAGAAAAAGATTGGCGGTCTCGGAAAAATGATGGTCGTTACTGCTTCTCGGCTTGCCGCTGTGCGCTACTATCATGAAATCAAGCGGTATCTGGAGCAAAACAGTTATGACGATATCGAAATCATGATTGCTTTCAGCGGTAGCCTTAAAGATCCAGATATCCCAGACAGCCCAGAGTACACCGAGAGCTCTATGAATGTGGACAGCAACGGAAACCGTGTCAAAGAAAGCCAAACCAAGAGCGTGTTCCATGATGAGGGGCATATTCTTATTGTCGCAGAAAAGTACCAAACGGGCTTTGATGAGCCATTGCTCCACACCATGATTGTGGATAAGGAACTGCGGGATGTGAAAGCGGTGCAGACCCTGAGTCGTCTGAATAGAACATATCCCGGCAAAGAGGATACTTATGTCCTCGATTTCGTCAATGATGTCGAGTGCATCCGCGAGGCATTCCAACAGTTCTACCAGGAAACAAGCCTTGATGAGGAGATTAACTTCGACCTGATATACACCACTCAGAAAATCCTGCGTGGCTTCCAGGTGTACGCAGATGAGGATATCGAGACAGTGTCGGAGATTTACTTTGACCCGGATGTACGCAAAGCCAATGCGACACAGGGAAAAATCTCCAATGTCCTCAAGCCATTGGCAGACAACTACAATCTGTTGAATCAGGAACAGCGGTACCAATTCCGCCGCGAAGTCAGAGCCTTTGTGAAATGGTATAACTACATTTCGCAGATTACCCGGATGTTTGATAAAGATCTTCACAAGGAATATGTTCTATGCTCCTACCTCGCCAAACTGCTACCTTCCGACCCTGTGCAGCCCTTTGACCTGGATAATAGAGTGAAGCTCGAATATTACCGTCTTGAAAAGACCTTTGAAGGTGCGATTGAATTGGAGGCCACCCCCGGCTCCTACAAACCCACGCAGCCGAAACGGGCTGGAGGGCAGAAGGATAGACTCAGTCCTCTGGATGAGATTATCGCCAGAATCAACGAGGAATTTTTCGGTGATTTCACAGAAACGGATCGCGTGATCGTGGATACCCTATATAAAAAGATGCAACGGGATGCCAAAGTCAAAAAGGCTGCCAAGAGCAACGACCGTCAGGTATACGAGCGTAGCATTTTCCCCGGCATTTTTGAATCGACCGCACAACAAGCATACATGGATGACATGGCAGCATACGAGCAGCTCTTCCTTGATGCAGAGAAATATCGCATCATCCAGCAGGCTCTTGCAGAGCGGTTATATCGTGAACTACACGGTGAAACAAATTGAAATAACAAAAAGATGAGACTGTGGAAAATCAACTGCCGTCTCATCTTATGTTGTATGCACCACCCTATTAACGATTTGAACCTTTTAACGAATCCCTCTCTTAAATCGTTAATAGGGTATGCAAATTCCCATTCAATGCACTTGCAAGCAGTTGATTCCACAGCAGTTTTCAGGGAAAAAGAAAAGACTGCCGTATGCAGCTTTGCTTGAAATCCCTTTATTTCTGGCTTTTTGCCGTGTCCAACTCCGTTATATTGTATCAATCACGCAACTGCCTCATCATATAATGTTCCATCGTAAGGCTCTATCAACTCTGCAATTAAATTTACAATCGTTTTCGGCGTATAAAATTCTCCTTTCCCTTTTCCCTCTGCAATCGCAAACTTACTTAGGAAATATTCATACATACGACCAATCATATCGTTCTCTTTATCCTTTGTCGTGTCAATCTTATTGATTTCGTCTAACAAAGATGCCAATTTGACTGTATCAATCTGTAAACGGGAATAATAATTATCTGGCAAAGCACCTTTTAAAATAGGATTTGTTTTCTCAATTGTAAAGAGCGCTGTATCTATTTTTAAAGCAATATCATCTTGCTTAGCATTCTCCATAATATAAGTCCATCTGCTTTCCTGCGGCAAATAGAACACATTATCTTTTGTGTAGAACGCAATATTATCCACAAATTTTTCCATACCATCTGCAATGATTCTTGCTCTTTGAGCTTCAAATTTATCACTTGCAAACTTTAAGAAAAACAAACTTAAAACGACATGCTTATATTCAGATGGTTCTACCGAACCTCTTAATTTATCCGCAGACTTCCATAGAGCCTCCTCCATAGAAACTTCTTTCGCCTTTGCTTTTGCTGCCACTCCTATATCCTCCTCATTCTTTTGAAAATTCCAAAATATCGTCAACACCGCATTCAAGCACATCACAAATTTTTGCAATCGTTTCCATAGAAACAAACTCGTCTTTATTGAGCCTTGTAATGATATTACCGCTTATCTGTGCTTTTTTTTGAAGTTCCGAATTTTTCATTTTTTTATCAATCATCAATTTCCACAAACGATTATAACTTACTTTCATTCGCTGTTTCCCTCCAAATATATTTCACATTGTATCACTATATCGTTGTATTTTCCACTATTTTTGTGTTTATTATCACTTTTTTCTTGTAATACAAAAACACGACCAAGGGCACTTCACATATGAAAATGTCCCTTTCGACGTTTTAGAGAATATGTGAAGTTGATTAGATATAATGAATTTGTAGAAATAATTTAATATATTGGAGGAATCTACTGTGAAATCTTTATTGAAGCAACTTGACAGTACATATCGAAAAGAAAACGACTATGCTATTCTGTATCTTGAAATGCAGATAAAGCAAATTTTGAAATTATTAATTACGGTCAACGGTATTTATATTTTATACAGCATTATCGTACTTGACAGTTGAAAGTTTGTACCACTAAGAAGCCAGAAAATCCCATTGTTCTTCTGACTTTTCCTGTAGCCTCTGAATTATTCGCGTTATGTATA